TAATCAAGGTGGCTAGGAGGCACATGTCGATGGACAGACTGGCTTTGCACCTGCATGAGCCGCAGACCAAGAAGATGACATTCGACAAACTGCTGACCACGGCGTACCTGTCCGGCATCAGGGAGTTCGACTCCAGCATAGGCGGACTGGGCGGGTGCCCGTACGTTCCGGGCAGTTTCGGGAACCTGCCGACGGAGTACATCGTCGACTGGGCCGAGTTCTACGGCATACCGATAGAGCAGGAGATAAACAAGTCGAGGCTCGAGGCAGCCCGGCTCTATGCCGAGTCGATAACCAACACGCCGCTGACAGAGCGGCTGACACGATTCATATCAGGCAAACTGAGTGGTATTCGTAGACGCTGGATTGGCGGAGCCGCGTAGACTCTGGCTCATCTGCTCCCTCTTCTGCTGTTCCAACATCGCCATTTCCTCTCTTTTGGCGTTCGCATCCTTCAATTTGTCAAACGTCGAAGTACCAGCAGCACCTGCACCTGCAGCACCTGCACCTGCGCCTGCAGCACCTGCACCTGCACCTGCAGCACTTGCAGCGCCACGAGCAGCAGTATTAGCAGCCACCTTTCTACCAACAGCACCCGCTGCCATACGACCGACGGCTGATATAACGGGAGCGATGATTGCCTTGTTAATTCCGTCATCGGCTCGCAGTACACTGAAAGCGGCATCCATGGCACGCTCGTGGTCCTGCTTGCTGAGCGTGACGGTACCTGCGGTGTGAGAGCCGAGAACAACACCTATGTCAGATAACCGAGTAAGTTGGCCCGCAGGTCCCGCCACGACACGCGGTTTCATCGGAACTGTAAAATGCTGCTGGTTCATATGGAGATGCAGGTGAGTCACCATTGCGGAATCCTTTGACGTCTTCTTTGACCTTATCAAAGGTCAATTCGGCTATAAGAAAGACTCGTACATCTCTCAAAGGCCTAAGAAGGTCGCACAGGCCAAAGTTCAGCGACAGGCTCGCAAAGTCAAGACTCGCAAGACGAAGGCCAAGTACAACAGGCAAGTCGGTCGTGGAAACGTACGTCCGAAGATGAGAAGACAGACAGGATTAGTAAGGGTGGCAAGAGCGAGATGACTGATATATTCGAGATGGCATGGGATACACTGGAGAAGGCATTCTACGACAGTACCGACCGGGGTTACCACAACGACCCCCAGCAGCAGGCTGATATGACGCCTGCTCAGAGAGCGGCTGCCAAGAGGGCAGATACAGATGGAATGGCGGAGTTCTTGGACCAGTTGCCTGAAGACGAAGAACCTGATTACGATAATATGAGCAGGGAAGAGTTGCTGGCACTGGTCAGAAGAATGCAGGAGGCGAGACGATGAAGGGCAAGAAGGGCATGACACTCGTGATAGCGGTGGGCAAACCATCACCCAAGTCACCCATGGACACCGCCAACGCGGACAAAGACGAGAAGAAGAAGGAACTAGCGGTTCGCGGCTTCGGTCGTCAAGAGCCTACTACCCTCGCCGAAATAGCGAGACGACACAACCTTCCCTTCACCAGAACCAGCGGTATCTACGGAGGAACCGAAGGAAAAAGGGAGTACTACGACCCTGCGAACGCCTTGAGTGCAGAGAGGATAATGGCAGAGAGAATCAAAGCGAAGCGGATGGAGGAGGAGAGAAAGAGAAACATCATACCACTGCAGCCACAGGGCGCGGACATGGTTCAACGCTCCGATGACGCTTTCGACATGGCTTGGTCCCTTCTCAAGGCCAATCAGTATGGTGTGAGTCAAAAGATAAACGATATGACAAACCTACAGGCAGCGAGGCAGAGAGTGCTTGAGTTGGACGCCGCCGCGCAGGCGGAGCAGGACCCTCAGAGAAAAGCGGAACTTCAGGCGATGGCCAATAGCCTCTATCAGCAACTCACGCAGATGATGACAGAAAGAAGTCGTTAGTGATGTGGTGATTTGAGCGACCCGATGGACATCACCTTCCAACTACTCAAGGCGAAGAGGGAGATTTCCGACCCAGCCTACTGGCGTCGCTTTGGGAATCCCGGCCCGCTCGTGACACCCCGCATACCCAAGAAGAAGAAGGCAAAGAGGGTCTTCGATGACAGCGGCCTCAGTGAGGAGGACAAGACGAAATACGCACTAGAGAGGGAGGAGGACGAAACGAGGAGAAAAGAAGAGAAAGCGAGAATCCTCCAAGAGAATCAAGAAAGAAGACAGAGATATCAAGAAAGAATAAGTGAAATGCAAAGTTCATATCAAGAGCAGCAGAGAAGAAAGCAAGAGGAGGAGCGGCTCATGACAGAGGCACAGGCAGTCGGGGAGGTCGGTCAGGACGACCCGGAGTCCATGTACGAGAACTTGGACTGGGATAGAATGCGGACCGGCGAGCCGATGGACATCTCCTTCCAATTGCTCAAAGAAGATGATTTCCCCCGTCAAACGTATGAAGAAATGTTCAATGAACCTCCTCCCGATATTCATCCGGGTCACGTATCGGAGTTGGGTTTGGAAGGCGACTCATCTTTATCCGATGAATCTAATCGAAGAGCAAACGCTTACAGAGAGGCGTACATCGATGGGAGATACGACCCCGGTGAATATGGTCCATGGTGGCAAGGATTACCTAAAGTGACTGAGACACTTGGCACAGAAGAAGAGGATGCTCTATTTTCCACAGCAGGTCCATACAAAATTCCTGTTCGTTCTGCTGCGACGGCAAGAAAACTCTTGGGAAGAGAATTACCAATAAGAGTTCAACAGGCTAGAATACAAGATGATGAAGCCCCGTCTTTCTATGGATTTCAATTTAATGATGCTACTCATTTTACTCGTAGCGAACCAATGGACATCGCCTTCCAACTGCTCAAGGAGCGAAAGTCGCCCGAGGCCATGAGGCGCAAGTTGGAGTACGACAAGCAGTACGAGAAGACGCCTGAGCGGCGCAAGTACCAGCGCGAACTCCATGCTGAGAGACGAAAGAGGGGCATTTACGGCACTGGGGACCATATGGACGTCAGCCACACGCAGGGTGGGAGGCTGACGCTCGAGCCCGAGCATGCGAACAGGGCGAGGCACTTCAAGGACCGGGGTACGCTAAGGGTGGTATGATGAGCCCCTTCGACAAGGCATGGGATGTCATAACTAAGTTTGACTTCTACATGGACCCATCCCGAAATGAGAGAGGTAGTTATTCACCACCCCAATTCGTTCAAGGAAACACAGCGCCCCAAGTTTCTAACAATCCCGTCTATAGTAGTAGAGCGGCTGAAAATAAATTTCAACAAAGTAATGCTGATTATTATGGCCCTAAGTATGGCCCTGCTTACCAACCCCCTTTGGCGGATATGAGCAATACTGCGAATTATCGCACTGGGGCATCAGAGCCTCGTTTGAGTGACGACGGCTCCTTCACTGGTGTCAACCTGTCTAATCTAGATTTCACCGATGACAGCAAATGGATTGAGAATATTCAAAATCTTGCATCCATCGGAGCGCATGAGACGGTTCATAGTTTGATTGAACCTGAAATAGATGATTGGGCAAGTGCGGAGAGTGGGTATGAGCAGGAAACCGTTAAACCTGTTAATTTCAATTCACCGGTGTCTCAAGAATCTTTGATGGCCCTTCTTAACAGCATAAGAGACCCGGCGAAGAGGAATTACGAGAAACTACGTGAATTGGGGCATGAGTTTGGTGCTTGGAGTTCGACCCCTGACGCAGGAGATGAGAGTGGCTTCAGAAGTCCCGATAGACGAAGAGAAGTCATGAGTCTATACCCTAGCATAGCACCCTATGTGACTGGAGACAAACCATTCTCAGAACTTCGCAACACAAAGAAGAGCGAGCCCTTCGACCAAGCGTGGACCCTCCTCAAGATGCCACAGGAGGCAAGAGCATTTGCTCAACAACAGCACGAAGGCCAGATGTACGGCGAGGAGCCATACATGTACCACGTCGACGAGGTAGCGAATCAGTTTCAAGACCCTCTTTTGCAGAGAATAGCGTATCTGCACGACGTGGTTGAGGATGGCAGGGTTTCAGTAGAAGACATACACGATAGATTCGGAGAAGATGTTGGTCACGGTGTGGATGCAATGACTAGAAGACCGGATGAGAACTACTTTGACTACATAGGAAGAGTGAGTGAGCATCCACATGCTAGACAGGTCAAGATAGCAGACCTCACTCACAATCTGAGTGGCGACCCCCCCGGAAGTCTGAGACAGCGATACGAGAAGGCACTGGAGATGTTGTCATGAACCCCTTCGACCAAGCGTGGGCTTTGCTCAAGATGCCCATCGTTGAACCCATACCCGGTGTGAGAGTGGGATACAAAGCAGGTGGAGGCTTAGACCAAAGCAGGATAGAACCCAATCAAGTCGTCTTCGGCGGCAATCAATTTGATGAGGAGATTGGAAACATACCATACGCATCTAGTGTAGACTCAAGGATGACGATGATGACCCCTAACGAGTATTTCGATGCGATAGCCCCCTACACTAGAAGTCCATTACAAGGGGGTAGGGATGACGAATACAGATGGACTCCAAGAGCAACTAGCCGAGAGAACATAGCAAGGATAATTGAAGGCATAAAGGAGGGCAAGATGATTGGTGCTCCTACCCTGTCATATGGAGGAAAAGGAGAATACAGCGAGAGAAAGACCAATGATGACGCTTGGGGATATGGAGGTATGCAGGAAGGAGGGCATCGCATGGAGGCACTTCGACAGATGGGACATGGCGACACACCCATACCCGTTCTCCAACAGCGCAATTTCCACGTTTCCCCTGAACCACCTAGACCACCGCCTCCGAGTGATGAGTCTAACTTAGACAAATTACTAGAAATGGCTCGTAGACATCATATGCAACGATACCGAAGCCGATTCCGAAACCGAAGTAAATTTCGTCGACCACTGGAGTCCGATTAGTCCGATTATTCATCTGTACGATATACTCTACAAGTAAGTATATATCTAAATGTATAGACTATACATCGGACAGTTGGACAGATTCTCACCATACCTTTATGTTGACCTCACTGTTGGCCTCAACAGGGGTCATACTATGTCTCAAGACAACAACGACGCCGAAATAAGGCTCATGGGACTCATTTTGAGCCAGTCGGCACTCATCGGAGTGGCAGTCGCCATCTTCGACTCTAAACTATGGCTAGTGAACGACGATGTCTGGATGAACGGGCTGAACTACGGGATGGGTGCCTTCGCGGTGCAGGGTCTCGCCTACTACATGTTCAAGATGTTCTTCGAGAGGAACCTGCAGGAGAGGGCACGCATCAACGAGATGCAGAGGACCCAGCAGTCTAGGTTCCGCAACATGCAGGTCACCTTCGACCAGAGGAGGTCGGAGATGGAACTGCGCAAGGCTGAGGCCGAACTCGAGAAGGAACTCAGGTGGATGGAGCAGAACCCCGGCAAGGTGCCGAGCGGATTCAGCCCCACAGGCTCAGCGAGAGACGGGCTGAATCTAGGCTCGGACATGCACAGCACATTCAATCCGGGCACCCCCGTTCACGAGGCCTCAATCACTCCATCCCTCAATCTGGGCGCCAACGAGTCAAGCATGCGCCTCAAGAAGGATGGAACCCCGGACCTTAGATACAAGAAGGCCCGTGGTGATGAGTGATGGGACGTATCTTCAAGACCCCGAAAGACGACTCAGTCGAGGAAACGCTTCGTGCGATGCACCTAGCCAACACGGTCGACAACGTGTATGAATGGGGCATAGGATGGGTCCGCACTGTCATAGCCTTCACAATCGGCGTGCTCGGTACCAGTGCTCTGGAGTACTACACGAACATCGGAGTGTGGGAACTCACGGGTGAGTGGGCAGCCTCCAAGGTCGAGGAGACCGGTCAGTGGTTACTCGGTCTGGTGAGTTGATTACTGATGTCGGCAACTGGCAGCGTTCTGGTAGGCGCAGCATTGTGGGGTCAGCATCTCTATAACGCATGGAAGCCCAGAAGCGTCGGCATATACGGCACCAGCATGGTCGGCAAGACCACTCTGGACCGCTACATGACCACTCCCGGCGAGATGGAGGAGATACCTGAGTCCGAGAGGACGGAGCATTTCCGCATACTCAACAGGTACCTGCTTCCTAGAGCATCGAAGAAGAGGATAAGTTGGAAGGGCGAGAAGCGTGTCGTCAACTCCACCGACATGGGGGGTCAGGAGAGATTCTGGAACCTGTGGGTGGATGACATGGTTGCGAGGCAGGTGGAGGCTGTGGTGTACATGTTCGATGACAGGGCATTCAGAGGAGGGGCCGAGGGTATGGAGCAGGTTGCTGGATTCAAGTACCTCGTCGACGTACTCGTAGGCAGGAATTATCGTTACAGGACACTCAGGAGCAGATGGAAGGGTAAGAAGTACTCACCGAAGGTGGTCATGCTCGTCGCAAACAAGGCGGACCGCTTCTTCGATGACAAGGCTGCTCTCCTGTGGCAGCAGGGAAGGATAGGCGAGCACAAGGTGTTCGACCCATTTCGTGATGACCTCATCAGATTGCAGAAGGCGAACATCAGAAGCAAGCGCTCTTTCATGGCCACGCGCATAGGCTGGAACGTGGAAATAAGCATGCTTGATTTGCTGACCTCATGATTGACCCCATCAATAGCCTTTTGAATGAACAACGGATGCGACTCACATGGCCAAGACCAATGGGGATACCGCTCTGGTCTCCACAGGTGGTGGTTCCAACAGCCTCAGAACCACAGTTCCCATGTGGTTGGTGGAGCAATTCTCACTGGAGGCCGGTGACCGCTTGAGTTGGAGGCTCGACACAGACGGAAGTTCAATGTACATCAAAGTCCTCCCAGTCAAGGAGGGTGGTCAGGCGTGATGGGCGGTATTCCGAATCCCATGGCTCACAACCCTCAGCAGTCACTCGGTGTCGTCAACGAGGCTCACCTCATGGCACTGGCTGCTCAGGGCAATCCACAACTCAGCAGAGCAGCGCTCATGGAGCAGGCTGCCGCGCAGCAGCAGATGCAGCAGATGGCAGAGCAGAAGAATCTAGAGGTTCCCAAGGTGAACTTCTATCCCAGCACTCACGCTGACCCTAGAAAAGCCCGTAAGAAGGATATCAGGCAGGCCTACAAACTACTTCGCCCAGCGAAGAGAAGGCTGCTCAGCCCAGCGAGGCTATGGGGCTCGAAATACCTCTACAACAAGCAGACCAACATATGCGTGGTCGATGGGTGCAACTGCTCCGAACTCATACAGCACGACAACCTCTACGCCAAGATATGCGACGAGGACACGGGTCGCAGCCTATGGGAGATGTACTGGCAGAATCCAGTGACAGGAGAGCCATCCGCATTTCTCGCCATGGACAACGTCACGAGCGGCAGGAAGATGAGAGGCACCTACTGCCCAGAGCATCTGCACCTGTACCACCTGCTGTGCAAATGGGAGGCCGAGCAGGAGAGGGAGAACGAGATGCAGCCATCGAGATTCAAGGACAAGGTCAGGAGAGGCGTATCGATAGTGACGGTTCCAGTCTCCACGATAAAGAAGGACGAGATACCGGTTCCTGAGATGCTCGCCAAGTACGAGCCCTTCTTCGAGTTGCTCGAGAGGGACTCCAGAGTCACCAAGGGCATCAATATCAATCACTACACCAATCCGATGACGGGATTGAACGACATAACCACAGTTACTTTCGACCTGAGAATATTCCAAGACGAGTTGGCCAAGATGCAGCAGCCGACACCTGCTTTCCAGCAGATAATTAATCAACAACCCCCCATCGTGCAACAACCTGTAGGTGAGCAATGATGTTCGGCTTCGGAAACAATCAACCACAGCAGCAGATGCCAAGCACCATGTTGAATCTATCTCAGACGGGAGCACCTACCGGGATGATACCCCAGCAGAACATGGGCATGGGCATGGGTGCACAGCAGCCTGCGCAGACTCTCATGGGGGGCATGTTCGCAGGGGCCGGATACGGCGACCAGTACAACCAGTACTACAATCAACCAGTCGCCCCTCCATCGGAGACCGAGATTCTAGATTCCATGCTGAAGACCCTCATACCCATTGACAAGTTCATCGTCAGCCCGCAGATGCCGGCCATGATGGAGATGCTCTCCAGCATCATCAGCATGTCAGTTCTCAACATACTCAAGAACGCTACATTCGCTATAGACGAAGATGACGGTTCTATGACACTAGATGTGACATCCCTCCCTCAAGACCTGCAGACTCTATCGGTCGAGAATGTGATGGCTCAGTTGTCCAATATGCAGAACTCATCCAATCAAGCGATACAGAATGCAGAGATGCAGAGGCAGCAGGTTCTCGCCATGGCCAATCAGAGCATGATGGCCGGGGCTCTCAATGCCGCTATGGCCAATCCTAATCTCATAGAGAACGTAGGAACCGGGATAGGCTCCTTCACACGCAATCTACTGACAGGAGGAAGATGATATGATGAGTGGAATGCCTATACCATCCCAGTTCGCAGCAATGGGTCTAGACCTATGGTCGCCTAAGAGAAGCGTGGTCGTCGACATGGTCATGGTCCAACTCATCAGCCTAGTCCTTCTCATGCTCGGAGTGCTCGTCTTCAGAGCGAATGAACTATCCACCAACGAGGCCACTTTCTACCTCGTTGGACTCTTCGGCTCGATGATATTCCTATCAGCAGTTTACGCTCGTATATCACGCATGTGATAAGAAACATTCATGTTTCGTGCTGCCTTAAGTACCTCTGATGGAGGGTGGCGCACGCATCACGAAACGCTCCTGCGCCTTCTGCCAGAGCGAGCAGAGGGACGAACTCGAGGAGATGCTGATGTCCGGCGACATGACCGCCAAGCAGATGGACAAAGACATGGGTTGGAGGGCCAACACGGCGGATAGGCACTACAGGAATCACATGGGTGAGTATCACATGGCAGCCAATCCCTCATGCAAGATATGCTCACATCCGCACCGAGCGGAGTTCGAGTCCCGTTACTTTCAGGATGGTAGTGAAAGTGAACAGATTGCTTCTGAGTTGGAAGTATCCGAGTCAACTGTGTACCATCACATGAAGCATCACTTCCAACCGCTCGTCCAGAGAACGGCTGCCGTAGAGGTCGCACTCACCGTGGGCAAGGAACTCGACATACTCAGAGGCAACGTCGAGAGGCTCAATGACAAACTGAGCGAACTGCTCTCCGAGGGCTCAGTCCATGAGGACGGCTTCGTGAGAGACGCGGTGTCACTGCACAAGGAAGTCAGGGAGTCTCTCAAGGACATGCTCAAACTCAACAACGACTGGGGCAGCGACTCCAACGAGACCACTGTCAATCAGACAATCAACGTGTTGAAGTTGGAGATGTCGAAGGAGTCGCCTGAGACTTGGAGCAGGATACGAGCCCAACTCATCGAGCAGGCAGGTGGTGACCTGTGAGGGACGTGCAGCAGTATATCCAGATTCAGGACCTACTGCAGCAGTCGCATCCCGGTCACTCGCTCGTCAAATCAAACCACACCGGTATAATCAGCGAGAAGGAACTACCTCTCTTCCTAGACTATGTTGCTCTGCTCTTCGAGAGATTCAACTTCTACTTGGGTGACAGCGGTCTGCACGTGCTCGAGTTCGGTACCAAGATACCCACCTTGGTCGGTAATCTGAGAACCATGTGCGAGTGTGACGAGCCTGAGATTATATTCCCCATCAGGAAGGAGATGAGGGAGATTCTACCTCTCATAGAGCAGGAGTTCTACGGCATGGGGGATTGCTTCACGGAACCACCCATGGTCAAACAGTTCTATGAACGGGTGGCTCGTGCGCTAACACGCTCGTCGAAGTATCACATGGGGGAATCGGAATGACAGAGGGGATGATGGGACGTACTTCGGACACCCGAATCTACAACCCGCGCTCTGAATCATCGACGATGTTCCGCAACAACGACGGTGACGGCAACTACAATCCCGGTGACCCGAAGTACGAGGAGCAGGAGAAGGAGAAGAAGCAGGCTGCTCGTGAGAAGCAGGCCAAGAAGGAACGCTCACGAAAGCACATCAAGGTGAGACCATCCATGCTCCGTGATTTCGACAGCGACGAGGACGGCATCGACGACTCGAAGAAGGTCGACGCCGACAGGGAGATTCACGCTCAGACAGGCGCTGCCGGGAACTTCGGCTTCCTATCCAGCCTCGCAGGAGGAGCCAAGGGACCGGGGGCCGCACGCGGTGAGATGGTCGCCATGGGCGAGGCGATGGACGTAAGTTTCAGATTGCTCAAAGAAGAAATGGATGAGTTTGTGCAACGGCAAATAGCGATGCAAGAAGCAGAGCAAGCGGCGAATGCTAGGGCTGCACAGCAGGTGCAAGACAGGATGACTGCCGTTCCCTGTCCGACTTGTAATGCTCAAGTCGGAGAACCATGTATTGGTTTGAACCCAAATCTCGGCTACCCGGCACACGTCAAGCGAATGACACTTGCTCACAAAAGCGAGGCGATGGACGATGCTTGGTCCGAGTTGTTAAAACAAGGATTAACCCCTACTTCATCATTTGACCTTGCCCCATCAATGACTAGAGGTGCTGGAGAAGAAATGATGCCAGTGCAAGATGATGTTCCTATGGTTGATGATGATGTAAACATGGGAGGCGGCAATTTAGATTGTGATTGCGCTGAGCGAGTAAGAGAGTATGAGATAAATCAATTAAATGAAGAGATAAAATACGCTAATGACTTAGTTCTTACAGAAGGATATCCAGAAGCAGCAAGAGATAATTGGACAAGAGATTTAATGAGAGAAATTTCATGGACGGAAAATGCTAGTTGTGAAGAAATAGAGAATGCTTATCGAAATACGTATAACATGATGTGTGTTACACCTGCTTTGAGTGATGAAGACCAAATGAAATATACAAGCGAGCCGATGGACGATGCTTGGTCTGAACTTCTCAAGTCCAAGGCAAAAGACAGGGCCAAGAGGCGTAAGAAGGAGGCTCAGAAGAAATTCAAACCCAGCACTGGCGAGTTCAAGAGGCCTGTCGGGGGATACGACCCGAAGTCGGCCACCAGCCGTCGTGCCAAGTTCAAGTCGAGGGCTCTGGGCGGCAAGACCAAGAGAACCGGTCTCGGGAGGGCCCACCTCGCAGTCGAGATGGAGCACAGGGGAATCAAGACGAAGCAGCCTCTCAGGCTGGAGGACCCGAGGAAGTACATGCAGCAGATAGGCAGGCAGCAGGTCAGGGTCCAGCAGGGTCAGGTCCGAACACCGGCATCACCATCCATACCGCAAATCAGCGGATATTCCACCAGAGGTGCGCCTAAGCCCAAACTGAAGCCCATGAGGGCACCACCAATCAACCCGCCGGTCATCGCCGGCGCACCACATCTGAACATGAGCGGAGGCACAACAGGCATGGGGATGGGAGCCTCTGCTCCTCCACCACCCATGCCAATCATGGCGAGCGAGGACCTGCACTCCGGCTCCGACCTGCAGAAGCGATTCGACTGGGCCACCATTCAACAACTCCGCCACATGCTATCCGAGAGCAAGAAACTCCTGCGTGAGAAGGAGCGCAAGAGGAAGGGCAAGGGCGACGCAGACACATCAGGCGGTGGAACCATGCTTCCCAACCACCCGTCCAACGGTCCCAAGCAGACGACACGTCCCTCGGGGGCGACCGAGGATGCGAAGAACGACCCACGACACTTCGGTGCTCATACCATCGGCAACGACGTTGGAAGGGGCGGTCGAACGGCATGAGGGTCATTCTCAAGAAGGGGTATCCGATTCTCAAGGGTGATGGCAATCACGGTGTCCATCCAGTGACTGGCCAACCCTTCTATTATGGCAACCCACCACCCGAGTTCTTCCACTCGGAGGAGAACCCGCTGAATGAGCACGGCTTCGACAGACCCCTCTTCTCGCATTACGGCGAGTTGGGGATGCCGCAGGGGGAGTTCGGTCCCGGCGAGTTCGGGGAGGCCGTGTTCACAGACGAGCATGGCGTCGAGCACAGGCACGGCATAGACGGCGTCATCCACAAGGTCGGGAGGAGGCTGAGGGAGGCGGGGCTGACCAACATAGACCCCATCGACTTCGTCAATGAGGCAATCAGGAGATACAACGAGGCCCACAAGAACTCGGAGGAGCATTTCCTCCCTCCTGTAGACGACCCAGAAAAAGGCAGCGACGAATGGAGGAAGTTGCGCTCAATGGACTTCCAGCACTCTAAGAGCCAAGCACAGGCCTCCGAGACCAAGGTCAGAGGAGCCGCTGGGACGCTCGGCACGGTGTACACCAACTCTGGGAGGGGCAACCAACCCTCACTAGGCAGGTTCCACGAGTCCTACGCCATCCCCTTCGCACCCTTCCTCGCCGCCATGATGACGGATGCGGGAGTGACTCCAAGGAGATACGACGAGGGCATCAACGTCGGTCACATCAGCGTCAAGGACCTCTCGTTCAACCCCGCCACCGGGATGCCGGTCGGTGGTAGAAAGAGGGGGGCGCAGTCAGGGGAGACGATAGGTCCGAATGGTGAGTTGAATGACACATTCCTCAACAGATTGGGTGCCGATGCAGGTGTCGCCGTCGACAACCTACACTCCCACGAGATGATTCATCACATGCCCGACGCACTCTACGGAATCGGCAAGGTGCCGGGTTCGCCCACCGACACCAGAAAATTCGCAGATATACTCTACAACCTCAACCAATCAAAGATGCCGAAGGAACTCCTCGACAAGGTCATCATGCAGGACAAGGGAGGTCCTGTCACTCTGAGAGACGCTCTCTCCAATGAGACGGACAACCACGCGCTCGCTAGGAAACTCGCTCAGACTCCCAGTGCCCTTCACCTCATGATGGGTGATACTTCACAGGGAATAGCAAAAAAACTACTAGATGACCTTCGTAATGAAGTGCAACTACCAGAGGGTGTCTCCCTCGATGACATGAAGACCCATATCAAGGCGGGCTCGTTGACGAACAAATATCATAGAGATAGGAAGAAAGGGTCGAGCCATAAGACCGCCGCAGAACTCTTCGCCTACGCGCAACTCCTCGGTGAGAGCGAGAACTTCCCCGGTGTCAGTCAACTGAGAGAAGCCGATTGGCCGGGCATAAGACTCCACCCCGATGTGGAGGGGCAGAGACACGCGACCGAACTGGTCGCCGCCGCCCTATCCCATCATTACGGCCACACACCTAACAGGCCCCTGCTCGATGAGACACCTGTCGGCCCCAACACCGGCAGGAACAGCGCTGGGTTCCCGACGGCCCCCATGAACATGAAACTGCCCGACCATCTCGACCAGTATCACCTCAAATTCGACAGGATGGCGGATACCCCCATAGCCGAGCCGGAGCAGCAGCCAATCAGCCCGCAGTACGCCAAGGTCAGGCAAACCCCGCCCGCGCAGACCCCTCCTTCCACTCCACCGATTACTCCCAGCGAGGAATACCGACAAGCACAAAGGGCGTTCCGCTATGCGACTCCCGAGGACGTGCGTGACGTGTATGTGGCAAGGACAGGCTACGGGCAGCCCGGAAGGGCGCCAGCGCCCACCGGTCCGATGACCCCGCAGGAGCGGAGGTTCCAGCAGACGCTTTCAGACCCCTACCAGCAGACGCTCGACCAGTATCTCCGTGGCGACTCCTCGCCGATAGAGGACAGACTCATCAAAGCGATGGAGAATCTCCAGTACAAGGACGCCGCCAACGACGACGACATCCGCAAGCACCTGCCATCTCAGACCCTGAGCATGATGAACGAGGACGACCTCTCCTACATGGCCGAGAAGATGAGCATCACCAAGCACGACGTCCGCGCCATCCTGTTCTCCAAGGGCGACTGGCACCGCGTCGCTGACACATTCAACATGAGCCCCACCATCGTCAAGGCAGTCAAGGTGGCTTTCGGGGGTGGTGCAGATGAGTAAGGTGCTCGTCCGCAAGCAGCAGGTGTTCGACGCCAAGCAGGCAGCCAACAACATGGCCACTGTTTCCGACCTCAGCAACTCAGGCACGATAGAGCAACTCGGTCTCCTCAATCTTCTCAGTGGACCTCAGAAGCCACTCGCCCCCGCTGCCGCAGAGAAACTTGGGTACGACATGGATTCAAAACAGTACAAGAGGCTCAGAACGGGGGAGAGAATAGGTCAGGGACTAGCCGGTGCCTACAGCGGGTTCAGGGCATTGGACGCACTCGCCTCCGGCAGGAGCCCGACCAGCGCGTTAGGCGCCGGGGCGGGGGCGTATGGGTCGGTTGCCCCCATAGCAAGCAGGGTCGGTGTCCGCGCCGCCAGCAGAGGCATGAAGCCCGCACCCAAGGAAGATGCACCCGAGAAAGTTGCAGTCAAACCACCTGTACCTGAGAAGATAGAGTACAACCCCGTCTTCGACCCTGTCACATTTGGACAGATAGAGAGAGGCAGAGCGGATACTATACAGAATAGGTTTCAACCCACCAAGATAGCAGTCGTAGACCCCAGTCCACTGAAAGACCCCAGCCCGTTGAAAGTCGCAACACACGAAAACCTCGAAGAAGTTAATGGAATGCGTCAAAAGGTCTTCAGGAACAAGTTCACTGGTCCTGACCGACCTCCTCGAGTCAAGGTCGTTGAGCCGACGGTGGCAATGAATCCTCCAGACAAGAACATGCTATCGTATGGAGCAGAAATCAAACCTGCGGAGGGTTTCAAGAACGAGACCGCCACGACTCAAACCCAGCAGGGTGATAAACTCACAGCCAATCAAAAGAGGATGCTCTCAGAGCAGAGGAAACTACATGACGAATACGAAGACCCTGACGACGAGGAGAAGGCTAGGGAGCAGGGACAGTTACAGGGTGCGTGATATGAGCGAGGAGGGCGTCAAGAAGTTCGTCTTGGAGATGGACAGGGAGATGTCCAAGAAGTCGTTCAAGTACTTCTTCACCGAGATACTGGGATTCCACTACAGCCATCACCACGAGATGTGGGAGAAGGGGCTCAGCACCCAGAGTTACTACTGCGTGAAGGCATCCCGAGACCACGGCAAGTCCACCCTGTTCATGTCATACGCGCTGTGGCTGGCGGCGTTCAACCCCGGCACCCACATCATGATTTTCTCACACTCTCTGGAGCAGACCCTCGAGCACATGCGCTTCATCCGCAACAACATAGAGACATCACCCTGTCTGAGGGGTCTCAAGCCGGAGGGCAAGCCTTGGGCCAAGTCGTACTTCGAGTTCACCAACGGCAGCCGAATGATGGCGAAGTCGGTGGGTGGTGCCACTCGTGGTTTCCACCCCGACGTCGTCGTGTGCGACGATATCCTCTGGGGCACCAGCGGGACCGAGTTGCAGAGAACGGCAGACTGGTTCTACGGCGTCCTGCTCCCCGTTCTCCACCACACCAGCAAACTCATGATGGTCGGAACACCATTCTCCTACAACGACCTGTATGCGGAGTTGGAGCAGAAGGACACGTTCTGCGTCGAGACATATCCCGCCATCGACAAGAAGGGCATAGCCCTGTGGCCAGAGCGGTGGAACCTAGAGGCGCTGGAGCAGAGGAGACTGTCCATGCCAGCCATACAGTTCAGCCGCGAGTACCTGTGCGAGCCCATCCACGATGTGGCCAGCATGTTCCCGATGGACATACTCGAGGCCGCGAGAGACAGGGAACTCACCCTCATAGAGAGGGCAGAGACCAACTACAACGAACTGGGTGAGGCCGACGGGGTGTGGGGACAGCACTTCATCGGCTGGGACCCAGCCATATCCTCCGACAAGAACGCCGACTACACCGCCATGACGGTGATGCGCTACTTGGGCGATGACGACATCAAGCAGATTGTGCACGTCGTTCACGACAAGGGGCTCGGCAGCAACGCCCAGAGGAACATGATGCTCATGCTCAACAACCGCTTCAAGCCTGAACTCATCGAACTCGAGGGCAACAACTTCCAGCGCATGTTCGAGGCCGAGTTGCAGAACATGAAAGCGGACATCCCCATCCGCACCTTCATGACGACTCGCACCAAGAAGGAGACTCTTTTCATGTCGCTGCTCATGGCGTTCGAGCAGGGCAAGATAAAACTCCCATACGGTGATGAGAAGAGCAGGGAGTACACACATCGCGTGGAGGAGGAACTCAATCGATTCGGCATGCAGAAGAACGGCAGGCTGGAGAGCGTCGGAGTCAACGACGACTTGGCCATGAGCCTCGCTCTGGCCAACTGGGGGACGAAGGAGTTCAAGGGCAGCGTCATGCTCCTCGACGACATCCTGCCCGGATTCGATGACTGGATGACTGGCAAGGACCATCGAAAGTCAAATTACGGGAGCCCTTGGATGATACCATAAGGTGATACTATGGAGTGGGAATACTGTGATTGCTGCACGCCTATGCAACAGGCCTCGTTCGCATTGCTGGACGGTCACTTTGAGAAGGCCAAGAAGAAGTCCAAGCCCTTCCACGGCTACAACCCCAAGCGCCATCACAAGAAGGGCGGTCTCAACGCTGCTGGTCGTGCCAAGTTCAAGAGGGAGACAGGGGCTAACTTGAAGGCGCCCGTCACCACCAAGCCATCCAAACTCAAGCCCGGAAGCAAAAGGGCCAAGAGGAGAAAGTCCTTCTGTGCTCGCATGGGCGGTTCCAAGGGACCGACCAGCAAGGACGGTAAATTGACACCGAAAGGTGCAGCGTTGAAAAGGTGGAATTGTTAATGGCATTGAAAAGAGACAGTTGCTGCTGCGGCGGCGATAAGAAGAACCCCTGCAAGTGCATGGAGAAGGGCGTGATGAAATGCTCGATGAAACCACCTCGATGTCCATGCTACAGCCTGCTTCACGCACAGCGCAAGGCCGCTGACAAGTTGACTAAGATGGTGTTCGTGATATGACTGACTCATGTGAATGCGGGCATTGCACTTCTATGGGGAAGGCGTGGGACTCCCTTGAGAAGAAACTATGTCCCGAGGGCAAGGCAGCAGCAAAGAGGAAGTTCAAGGTATACCCATCAGCATATGCGAATGGCTGGGCTGTGCAGTATTGCCGTGGAAAGTTCCGTGGTAAGAAGGGGAAGAAGAAATGAATACCACCTACGTTGAAGATTCCAATGAGTACACCGTCTTCTGGGGTGAATGAATGGAACGATGCACTTGCCATGACACCCTTGTCGTCAAGAACCTCAACCGATGGTTCAAGGAGAAATGGGTCGATGTGTCGAGGAAGGACAAGGACGGCAAACACCCACCATGCGGTAGGTCGAAGGCCAAGAAGTCAAGCAAGGGGTATCCGAAGTGCAGACCATCAGTGAAGGTCAGCAGCGACACGCCGAAGACATCACGCTCCATGTCGACCGGGCAGAAGAAAGCAGCCACCAAGAGAAAGAGAGCCAAGAAGCAGGGTGTCGGTGGGAAACCCACCATAGTCAAGAGCACACCTATGGATGATGCTTGGCAGATTCTCAAAGCGCCTCCTGTATTGTCAAGGGTACAGGAGTAGTTAAGTAAAGGTCAAATGAGGGGTCAAGTATGTGGGGCAGCGCTTTTCTCAATGACTCCTTCCAAATCACAAAGTCAGAGCCTACCACATCGGAGAGACCAGTCATCAAGAGCATGTTCTCCATAACCGGCGAGGGTTGGTTCGAGACCCACTTGGGGTGCACTGCCGCAGACTTCGTCGACAAGTTGCGCAAGATGAGAAGGAGCAACAAGGATTCCAAGATTGAGATTGACACTATCATAGAGGATGTCAGGACCCTCAAGGCCCTAGAGGTCAAAGCCACGCTCGACCACATTCCATGGGCTGGTGACAGGTATGACACCATTCGCAATCTGGGTCTCTCCGACAGGGACCTCAAGAGCCTGCGCAGATTCTCGGACTCCAGACAGGTGGGTCTCATACAGGCCTGCAATCTGTGGGAGAACGCGGACTCTGCGCTGAAATCACTCGACGAGTTCGAGGATGTCTGGGGGGAGGAGGAGCAGAGGGCATGGGCCAGTGCCATGCAGAGCAAGACCGAGGCTCGCAAGATGTGGCGCTCCACCCTGCATCAGGCAGACACCCTGAGCACCAAGGACAGGGAGACCCTGTCCAAGACCGCTGAGATTCTCTCACTGGAGGGACCTCTCAGTTCACGCTCGCTCCATGAGCGCCTGATGGAACACGGCTCTGTGCACAAGAGCATGACACCCTCCAAGTTGTCGAAACTGCTCAAGATGTACGGGGACGACGAGGATATCACAGCAGGTGCGTCCAGAGGCACATTCGTGAAGATGATGGGCAATGGCCTGATTCTCAAGGACCCGATGGCATACGCCGCCGGCTTCTTGGACGCGGACGGATACATCACAATCACAGGCAGGGGTGAGGCACGTGCAGGCTTCGTCGCAACGGGCGACAGGGGAAGGGCTCACTGCGAGCAGTTGCACAAGACCCTCGACTGCGGAGTGCTGCAATTGAATCAGAAGATTCACAAGAACAGCACAAGAAGCCAGCACAGGCTTCAGTTCTACTCCAAGGCCGACGTCGAGAAACTCCTCAAGGGCATTCTGCCTCATCTGAGGATGAAGGACACTCAGGCCAAGGCCGTTCTGCAATACATCCATGAGGAGAACCCCCTTCGCAAGGAGCAGTTGATGCGCGTAGTCCGCTTCTCGAATTGGAAGGATGATACTAAGAAGGCTGAGAATCTCCTGAGCGAATGGGAGTGCACTGTGGATGATATCACGAAATGGACGGAGGGGCTTTGATGGCAGATGAAGAGAGCAGGGTCAGTCGATTCCTATCTGCCCTAGGAAGACCGTTCCGAAGGAGAACCACACCGCAGCCCCAGATGCCCCTCTACACCACCGGCATACAGGAGCCGGTTCTAGCACAGGGCATCACCATACCAGCGCTATTCGCCGTATCACGCGAGAATCTCATACTACGCACAGTGCTCGCCAAACTCAATCAGGAGATATTCAGAAGGGGATACTACTGGGAGAAGAAGTTCGAGGTCAAGTGCACAGAGTGCGGTGAGGAGTACAAGCACGAGGTGGAAGCCTGCACCATGTGTGACGGACCAGTCAGGAAGTGCGACGTTGATGAGATAATCTACCCCAAGTGGCTGCTCAATCAGGAGAACTCCATGGAGCAGTCATTCATGAACGTCCTGCAGGAGATAGAGCATGACCTGAATGTCGTTGATGACGCCTTCCTAATCCTAGTCAAGGAGTACTTCGTCGATGAGGAGACCTCGGAGATAATGTTCTACAGGGTCAAGGAGATAATCAGGGGAGACCCGATATTCATGCGCATAGTATCTGACAAGAGAGGAGTCCGAGGAGGCAGGTACAAGGTGTGTCCCATTCACCGCGACCAAGTCTCATACCCCGGTCAGGACGACCCATGTCAGGTATGCGGCTCCAAGATGGAGGATGCCCACTACGTCAACATGGCCGGTAGCGGAAAGACCCAGTACTACCTCAAGGGCGAGGTGCTGCATGTCAGCAAGTACAACCCCTCCAAACTCTATGGGAAGAGCCCTGTCAACACCATGTGGAGACAGGCGATGACACTCACAGCGATGGACAACTACATGTACACAGCGTACCAGAAGAGGAGGATACCCAAGGGAATCATATCGGTCACCACCGACAACCTCGAGTCGATGAAGTCCTTCTGGAAGGCGGTCGACGAGAAGATGGAGAGAGACCCCCACTACGTACCGAAGGTCGGCATAGAGTCTGCCACAGGCAGGGGCGGAGTCAACTGGGTCAAGTTCATGGACACCATGGAGGAGATGCAGTACATCTCCGTGCGCGATGAGATAAGAAACAGAATCGCAGCGTACTTCGGTGTCTCTGCAGTATTCATGATTGACAACGGCAAGAGCGGAGGCCTCAACAACGAGGGCATGCAGATACTCGTGACCAACAGAGCAGTCGAGTTCGGTCAGAAGGTGTACACCGAAGTGCTCTTCCCACGCATGCTCAAGCAGATGGACGTGCACGACTGGAAACTCACACTCTATCCGAACGAGGAGGAGGACGAGATTACCAGACTACGCAGAGATGAGATGGAGGCCAACCTCGCTCAGCGCATGATGATGCTCGGCTACAAGCCCGAGTTAATGCAGGAGGGCGATAGAGACATCCGATTCGTCTATCGCAAGCAGGCCCCAGAGATGGAAGGAGCCCCTCCTGCCGGAGGGGGTCCACCTATGGCACCACCAATGGCTGGCATGGGCGGAGCACCACCGATAATGGGAGGCATGCCACCCAGAGGCATGCCAGCCGGACTCATGCAGCAGGTCATGCCACCGTCCCAACCGGGCGGTGAGGGAGTTGGTATCAGGACTCCGAGGAGCCCAGCGAGCCCACAGCAGCGCTCATCCATGGGCTCAGGGGCGCCTTTCTCCAGCGTCCAGCAGAGAGGACCCACCAATACTCTTGGGCGTAACGTATCCAATGCCCTAGAGAACGCCAGAAGGCCTCGAGGAGCATAAGTGTAATTAAGACAGCATGCATACGGAAGGGCGAGCACGATGGATTTGACGAAGATGGACCCCATGGCTAGAAAGATGAATGTCCACGCAGCAGCGCTTTCTAAGGCACTTGAGACAGGGGACGCCGAACTCGCAAAATCACACATCAGTGAAATCCTGAAAGTCGGCGACTTCATGCTCGAAGACATCAATATGTCCATCACTAAATCAGATGATGCACCGTCAGGCATCAACCAATTCGCAAATGGAGTACCGGTCATCAAATACAACGAGCGTGGTGCTAAATTCAACCCCGACAACAGGGCCAAGCAACTACCCGGAACCATCATCTCCGCTAGAACCAACTCGAGGATGAGACCCCACACAGGCACCTTCGGTGGATACAGACCCCAGTAGGTGCTTACATGAGCGAGGAAGAGAACACGACCGAGCAACTCATGAGCGCTCTCATCTCCAAGATGGAGTCCATGGACAGCGACATAAGGTCGGTTCGCAATCAGAATGCGCAACTCCGCAAGATGGTGGAGAACCCAGCGGCCCTCCTCAAGAGGGCCGGCTACGTCCGTACCAACACACCCCTCTCCATAGACATGCTAGAGGACCCATTCAGGAACGATGAGACCGTGCTCAAATCCGAGAGCAACGCGCAATTAGACTCCTTCACCAATGAAGAGGTGCATGAGATGTCATGGGAAGAGATACACGAGATGGCCGCTCAACACAGAGAAGTAAGGGAGTTGTACTGAAATGAGACCTATACCAAGCCCAGCCTCCAACGAGGCATACGAAATGCTAGAGAAAGCACAAGCCCTCCTCGAGAAGGCCATGAAAACCTGCCCTTCATGCGGCGGTAAGATGGAGAAGGGGTCCTGTGTCAAGTCTCAGTGTATGTCCAAGGCAGAGGGTAAGTGCCCCAGTTGCGGCGGTAAGATGGAGAAGGGGTCCTGTGTCAAGTCTCAGTGTATGTCCAAGGCAGAGGGTAAGTGCCCCAGTTGCGGCGGTAAGATGGAGAAGGGGTCCTGTGTCAAGTCTGGTTGTGATGGTGTGGAGAAGTACGGCACTGTGCAGAAGGGAGACCAGCACAGGATACAGACATTCGGCACCACGCCTGATGCCTCTACATTCCACATCGAGACGGGCGGCAACACCTACCACCAGCAGTACAGCACCAACAACACACTACTGGAATCGGAGGACGTCGCCAACAAGGGCGCCACTAGCCAGAGTTACAACCTCGAGGCTCTCGGCGCGAAGACCAACACTCACGACAGAGCAGTCGAGACTCACGAGATAGACACCGGGATGACTGGTAGAACCAGCGTCTGAGGTGTTCTAGATGTCATCAGTCCGTGTTATCAGGAAAGCCAGAATGGCCCCCTGTGCAACATGCGGAGCCAACCCCATGGAGGGTGAGAGGACATGCGGACTCGGCAACCACCCCATCGAGGGGTGCAATGATTACAGGCCGGTGCAATAGGTGGTAGCGTGTGTATGAGGACGCTGCTGACGTATTTGTGAGAGCACGTGACGCTCTCATCGATTCAGTCAAGGACGACATAGACATAGAGTCCTCGATATCCGACTACATACTGGCCAAGGCCAATCTGGAGGCGCACGACTTCACGCCCGGACACACTTGGCGTGAGATACTCTGCGACACTCTAGTCAAGAACGAAAAAGATGGCTATGGCTACATCCGACCGGGCAAGTTCGAGGGTGAGATGAGAGCCATAAGGAGGAGGAGGCATCCGGGTCATCTCCCCACGGGACACAATCACTGGTCAGGCAGAGTCATCAACAGCAGGGACAAACTCCCCATAGGCGTGACTCACGGCCTGCCAATCGACGTTCGTGCGAGATTCGATAGATACCACGGTAGAGAAGACGAGCATATCTTTTCATCCCTATTCGACCCCCTTGAGAAGAAGTCGATGACGAAGGGCATACCTAGGAAGATTGAACTGCTCGCAAGGAGGTTCCTACCGGACGAGGACGGGAACTCCCGCGCCAAGCAGGTGAAAGATGCTGAGAGGCTCATCGAGGACTGGATGAAGAAGACCAACAGTCCCCATGTCAGGGAGAACAAGCAGGGTACCTACTCATACCCCTTACTCGGTCCCCTCGGCGACTCAGTGGACCAGTCCATACTCAGCCACGAGCACGACCTTTACGAGAGGGACTTCAGGAGATGGAGCGAGGAGAATGAGCAGGGCGAGGACAACAGTGAAATCAGGGAGAAGCACTTCTACGCGAGAGCACGGGACTGGATGGACAGGGACAACAAGGCTACCTTGGAGCAAGGCATGACCGAGGAGGAAAAAGGACTCGTCGATTTCTATCCCGATTCACCAGAGGCCAAGGAGATAAAGGAGAGGGAGAAGTCAATCTCCAACCACCCATCATACCTCAACCACCTCTCATTCATGATGGGCCTAGAGTGGCTCTCGCCGGAGGAGCGCACCAAGGTCATAGAGCACATATCACCCGACAGTCACGGTAGCGACTCCAAGGAGCAGCACGTGAAGTTCGACGACGGTACGCGCCTTCCGATGGGTCGCCTCAAGAGGAATATGAGAATGAGAGGGACCAACGCCCTCAGTCACGTCAGGCGAGGACCGAAGGCAGGGCCCCATAACGTCGCACCGGTGTGGTCGCAGAACCTACCATCCGACCCGCCAGACAAGAGAGCGCTCTTCTCAGCACTGGAATCAGCCTATGTCGATAAAGAGGGGGAGGTCACCTTCGATAGGAAAGAAGCGGACATGAAGGGTCACAGCAGACTCATGGATGTGGCGATGAGAAACCTGCATGAGGCCTTCGGGGTGAACACGGACGACCCGAAGGACGAGATATTCATGCACCTGCCAAATATAGACTCACGTGGTCTATCCAGATTCAATCAGGACGAGATGATGGATGAGATGAAGATTCTGACAGAATCCAAGAAGAAGGGCAACGTCGTTCCCAGAGACAACCTGCTGCACGCTCTGGGCTTCAACTCGAAGGGCGAGGAGATACCCGCAGGGGAGCATGGGTATCCAAAGCACTCAGGTCCTCTCATCACAAACTCCCAACTGCAGTCCCTGCTCAGGAAGGAGAATGAGAACGTCTCGTTGAGAGACAGGCAGAGAGAGGTTCAGGACATCCTGTCCATGTTCAGCACCAACGTCGGCTTCAAGGACGCTGATGCCGTACCGGAGGAGATTCAGAAGGCTATGGATATACTCGGTGGGAAGCATCTCGCCCATGACTTCGCCGCACCCTATCTGGAGGGAGGGCACGCAATCGACCAGCACATATACGCCACCAAGTTGCACGACCACCATCAGATGGATGATGAGAGCCTCATCGCCTCAGTCAATCGTCATAAGGAAAGCATCGTTCCCCAATCAATCAACATGGGCCTATTCGGGCATCTGATTAGACCCGAGGCAGAGGCCCCTCTGGGACCTCATTACATGCAGCACATGTCCAACTTCCTCGGTGGGGACACCGGCAACCACGCTCTCTCGTCAGTCACCTCACCGGGGATAGCAGCGCTCATCCATGGATTAAGACAATCAGAAGTGAATAGCAAGTTCGGTATCAAGATGGGCATAGACCAGATGAACAACATGTTCGTGGATGCAGCCAACGAGGGCACTAGGAAGAACATACCATACGGCAAGTCGCTCGATATGCTGGCTCCCAAGGATATAGACAGCGAGAAACTCGATGTGGGTGAAGATAGCATCTCGGAAATCGACCTATTCGCAGGCGGCGGTTCTGTCAAGAGAGAACAAGAGCCTGTGATACACACCTCCGGCGAGCAGATAAGGAACAAGGTAGAGGCGATGAGGCTGGCCATGCTGCTGAGTTCGAGCGAGCGATTCCCAACCTCGGCTTCTACCCATGACTTCCCAGACTCCTCCATGCTCGACTACAACAAGAGATACGGCAATCTGGATGAGGAGGGAAGGGTGCTCACTGGCCGGAACAGACCAATGAAGTCCAGACGCATCGACCAGTTGAACCTGAAGCATCAATACGACATACAGTCAATCAACGACGCCGCCAAGCATCTGGCGACCCTGCTGCCGGAGGAGGCGCTCGACCCCAGCAACCCGTCATTCGATGCCAACGTGCGAAGGTTGTTCCACGATGCCGAGCGTGCCATCCACACCTTGCCGAGCGAGTACTGGGAGGGTGTGGGAGTGAGGCCCCTGACAGCGGACTACATGGTGGAGAATCAAACACAGACAGCGGAGCCGGTCTACCCATCACTGAGAGAGCGTCTCACCACCGGCGGAGGGGTGCCAATCACCAGACTCTCAGACGCATCCGAGATAGCGGAGCGACTCGGCTTCCCCTCCGACGAGGCGCATACGAGTCACATCCAATCCTACCTAGACACGATACCCGATGATGACGTCCACTTCATACAGTCGAATCACAATCTCATCAAGGAGCATGGCGACGTCATGGGAATAGACTCATCCATGTACGACTCGCATCTCGACGACCATCTCAAGGAGCAGCACGGCCATGGTGCCGGTGCGGGAGACGCTCCCCTTCAGGCGGAGATGAGGAATCTCAAGAGCATGAGAAGCAGAATGGAGAAGGATATACGTGAGTGGGACTTAACCTCCGGTAAGCGGTTAGTAGAGATATACGAGAGATTAGAGGAATTAGAGCCACTCGTCGAGAAAGAAAACGACATAAGAGGTTTTGACGCCCTCCATAGCAGAGCAGCGCGGCACCTCGAGGAGAACAGGGCAGACAGGGCGAGCATGGTGCTCGAGAGGCTGGCCAGAAAAGTCGGAGTCGATGTGGACGCGTCCAACCCCAAGCAGGCACTGGAGGCAATCGGCGACAGCATATCCGAGATGCGCGGCGACTTGGGGTACGGCAGACAACTGCACGGTCACAGCGAGGCTGTCCAAGGAATCTTCAACAGAGACAGGAGGGAGCAGCATGCCGCCTTCGGCCTCAGCAGGATTCAAGCGCCGGTGGACAAAGAGACGAAAAACACCTCTTTCATGAGAACCGGTCAGAAGGAATTGTACAGAAGGGGCAAGATGACAAACAAGCACAACCAGACACTCCACAACCTGCGTGACTTGGTGGTGTACGACCCGAACAGCGACACGGGCGCTGACGAGAGCACGAAGTTCGACACCCAGAGAATCACATTCAACGCCCAACCGGCGATGCCCTTCGGCGCAGGCGGGGCGAGCATGATGCACTATTTCACAAGCGCCTCCAACAACATGCTGTTCGGTCACTCTGTGCGTCCCACGCACGGCTTCGAGTTCGGGGACAACACGCCGGAGGTCGGGACCGAGACATTCGACCAGCGGCTCTCATCAGTTCCTCGGCACATGATATCAGCGGTTCTAGGACCAGATGTCGCTGAAACCTACGTCAGGAACGGCATGGACGGCGTCTACCCGATTCCCGAGTTCGAGCCACCTGCACTCAGAGGTGGAGCCACCGGTGTTCCAATGACTCAGGACCCGAACGTCGGCAAGAGCATAGAGGACGCTGGACTGTATGCCACATACCTGCTCAATCCCGACCTCATCGTCAAGGCCGACTCCTCACCGGAGTGGATTCCACCCATCCGCCCCATGCATCGCATCTTCAGGCTCAGGGACTTGGATGAACTCAGGGGCTTCACAGGCAGTTGGGTCGTCTCCAAGTGGTACGACGGCGACAGGATAGTCCTGACCAAGAAGAAGAACAGGGTGAAGGCGTTCGACGAGGACGGCGGTCATAGGGCCATACCCGACTGGGCCAAGAGCGGCGTCAAGAATCTCGGCGAGAAGGACTGCACCTTGGACGGCATCCTCGGCAAGGACACACTCCATATCATAGACATACTGCACTATGACGGCACCGACATCATGGATATGAACGTCAGAGAGAGGTTCAAGGTTCTCAGAGGCCAGTACGACAGCCACGAGCAGGTGCTGCTATCAGGCCCCCATGACACCCGCTTCACCGACGAGGAGGGTCTGGAGGATGCAGTCAAGACGCTGCAGTCCGAGCACAGGACCCTCCTTCTCAGGGACGGCAAGAGCACATACATGCGCGGTGAGAGGAGACATCCCAAGTGGGTGGTGCTGAGACCCAACAGGGACATCAACCTCATCGTGCTTGACAGGAGGGGCAAAGGCCCCTACACATACAGGCTTGGCGCGGGCCCGCTGCTGGATGGGGACGGTCTCGATGACAGAGCGGTCGACCACGACGGCAAGGTGTATCTCGACGCCGGCACGGTATCCAGCCCCAAGCCCTTCGAGGAGGGTGACATAGTACGCGTGAGGTTCTCAGGAATCAAGAGGCAGAAGAAGGGGGGTCGTGACATATTCACAATCAACCCGTCGAAGTTGGTCGGCGAGGGAGAGGGTGAGTCCAGCGTGTCGATGGAGACGCTGTCGCTGCTCGCCAAGAGTTTCCCACCAGTCCACCTCGCACACGGTATAGACATAGAGGACAGAGCGATAGTCGTCACCCTCCCCACGGAGAGCCAAGTCACCTACACACTCGAGAAGAGCAGCCTAGGCCACTGGGTCCACTCACCGACAACCCCGCTCTCGGACATGGGCATGGATACTTACAGCATAGAACTATCCGAGAGCCTCAAGCCATTCTGGGGAGAAGTCGCCAGCATGATGCTGAAGGGAAAGATTGAGCGTCAGAAAGAAACTGAGAGCGAAGTAACCCCATCAGAGGAGCAGCAGGAGCACCACAGGCGCAAGGTGGAGAGCGAGAGCGCGGGCATAATCAAGCCCGGAGACAAGAACATCCTACTCAAACCCAAGATGAAGAAGGCGCTGGAGGTCCTCGAGAGGGCTCTCGACGTGCTCGAGAAGGAGCAGATGTTCAACACCACAGGGGCCAAGGGTCTGGGCATCGACTTGGGCGGAGGGACAGAGAGCCCTAGGGGCCCAACTAGACTGACTTCGGAGATGTCGCTCCCCGACTGGGACATGAAGGCGAGACCGGAGGAGGACCCGGAAGAGGAGTATCCGAAGGCGAGAGAACTCAGGAGAAGGAAGAAAGGCTCTCAGTCAAGCGATTCTGAAGAGAAAACTAATCCAGAGCAGGAATAATGCATTGCCGCTTCATATATGTAGTATGACAAGACCAAGTGTGATATGTGTTGTCACAACCACTACGGGCAACAGGGGAGTCAAATCTCCGGTTGCTCAAGGGTGGTGACCTCGTCGTCGCTGGATATGCCAGCGTCGAAGTGGTAGACAAGCAAGGCGACAAAATAACCAAGCAAGCACTCAAAGACGCATTCAAAAAATACATGGAGGACCCGAAGTTCAGAAACGTGCAACTAGCGCATTCAAACATACAAGTCGGGGAAGTAATACCATCATACACTGATAACGAAGGGAGGTTCTGGAAAAGCGAGGTTGACGATGTCGGGATGTTCGTGGTAGTATCACTGCGAGACGACATCGAGAAAGCAAAGGAAGTCGCTGCGGAAATCAGGAAGGGAGCCCTTCGTGGATTCAGCATCGGTGGTCAGGCATTCAAAAGAGTGAGGAAGTCGGACCCCGAGCATGGAGACTACCAAGAAATCAGCAAGTTAGAACTACATGAGATTACAATCTGCGAGCGAGGCATCAACCCAGAAGCGACGTTCAAGATTCTTAAAGAAGATAAAAAACAAAACAAAAACAAGGTGAACAAAATGACAGAAGACAACGACGTAATGACGCAAATGACAGACGTACTTTCACGTCTAGAAGGTCGTCTAGATGCATTTGAGAAAGGCATGCCTGCTGGACTCAAAGAGCACATGGAAGACAAGAAAGACAAGAAAGATGAGAAGAAAGACGAAGAGAAGAAATCCGAGGACGTCGAAAAGTCCGAAGAGTACTCTGACGTCATCTCCTCAGACTACCTCGATTGGATGGAGAACACCCTGAAGTCCGCTGGTGTGGACGTAACAGGTGCTCGAACCCACTTCGACGATGTGGCAAAAGGCAACCTAGGCTCAGACCCCAAAGTTATCGGAGACGGTGGCTCCTACTTCGGTGGGCAAGCACCCGGTAGAGAAACTGAAGACGGCAAGCCTGAAGTCCCCAAGGCCAATTTCGGCGCTGGTGGCAAGGGCAAGAAGTCCAAGTTGAAGAAATCCGACTACCTGACCCCAGACGCTGTTTCCTCCGCTGACGTGGAAGCCGCATACGAGGTATACAAGGCCGCTATGCTCGAGGCAGAGTTGAAGAAATCCCTAGAAGGGGAGTTCTCACACCGCTACGAGTCAGAGCGCAGTGCTGAAATCACCAAGGCTGCGGCCCTAGAGTTCGACGCACGTGGTCCACTTGACGAGATACAGAAGTCCATCGCCTCTCTAGCAGAGCGCGTCGAGGCTATCAGTGCTCCAGCAGAATCCGGTGAGACAATCACCAAGTCCGCTGCTGTACCATCCGTAGAAATTCCCTCCACTGCTGACCTAGCGTCAATGTCGTGGGACGAGGTGCACAACCTCGCAACAAAGGCCTTCAGGGGGGCCTGAATAAGCAACAGAGGTGATTATGAATGGCACGAGATTACGTACGAACAATAACAGACATGGAGCGCTACTACTACGGCGCTGGAAACGCAATGGGATACTCCTACTCAGGCAGTGAACTATTGAAAGCGGATGCACCAATGCTGTCCACGACTGCTGGTACATACCAAGCAATCTACGGTCGCAAGGTCTGGTCGCAACTGAACCAAGAGTTCAACGCCTTCAGCATCCTGCCAAAGAGACCTTGGGACAGGTCGGGATGGAGAGTCATCACCGAGAAACCAAACAACAATGGTCAACTACACGGCGGCGTTGCAGAGAACGGCACTCTTCCTGACACAGTGAAGCCTATCTTCCAGCACGTTGCTGCAAAGCCCAAGACGATTGCACACACCTTCGACATGTCGGAGACCGCAATCTTCCTCGCTGACAAGGACGACGGCCTCGGAGACATCCGAGCAGTCATGAAGGAAGAGATGGGTAAGCACCACGCTGAGATGGTCAACAAGATGCTCCTCACGGACGTCACGACCGCTGCTGGAAACAACTTCGAGTCTCTCGACCGAGTCACGACTGGTAACACCAACATGGTATCGGGTACTCACTATGATGCTGGAGATGATGACATCTACTCCATCAACAGAACCGAAAACACGTGGTCCTACGCTGAGGACAACGCTGACTCAGGCAGCGCTAACAGAACACTCAGCCTCGACCATCTTGACACGCTCTTCCAGCAAATCTGGGAGCGCGGTGGAAACCCGAAAGTCATCCTGACCGGATATGACACTCTGATGAGACTACAGCAACTGCTACAGTCCCAGCAGAGGTTCATGGAGGAGAAGAGAGTGACCCCAACCTACAACGGCGTCAAGGGTGTTCCCGGTATGGAAGCCGGATTCATCGTCGCTACATACAACGGTGTCCCAATCATCCCGACCAAGGACATGCAGAAAGACGGTATCAGCAGGATGTACTTCCTCGACACCGACTATCTATACTTCAGCACTGCAATACCAACGCAGTACTACGAGAGTGGAATCGAGACAGGCGACCCATTCGCCATCAACAGGCTCGGTCAGGAAGGACTGTACCGAACCATGGGTGAGATGTGGACGACTTTCTTCGGAGCACAGGGGAGTGTGAGAGACCTTCAGTGAGGTCTCGAACTAGGAGATAATAAAGAGGTGAAAAAATATGGTAGCAACAACAACCACAACTAAACACGGACTAAGCATAAAAGTAGCAGACAGCGACTTCACATTAGTGGATATACTGGCTGACATAGACATGAGGACTGGTACACCAGTAGACGAGACTGCATGGTTAGACGGCGGAGCAGCAGCGGATTCATATCCCGGCTCTCTCTCTGGTTTCAATGCAAAGAACAGCAACACGACCAATGCTGGCGGTAGTCTGCGAATGGTAACATTCACATGCAACGTCGTACAAGCGGCAACAGTAGAGCCTCTACTGTTCTCTGCTGGAGCATCAAAGATTCTAGGAATCGTAGGATATGCCTCAGCAACCGCTGCTAAGGACATAACTGTAACAATGACTAACACTGGGCTTACGGGAGCAGACGCAACTGTAGCCCCACTAGCAACTGGTGGTGCTCTACCTTGTCTAATCATAGACTCTGAAAGCGCAAACCAAGTTGTACAGGTGACGGTGTTATTACTTAACTGAGGTGATTGAACTGCCTACAGTGCGTTACAACGGACCGTCTTTCTATAGACGGAGTCCTGATGCGTATACGTCTGATTTCACTAGGGGAGAGGTCAGGGATGTCTCACAGGAATGGGTCGACCAATGGCGCCGATTCCTTGTGACACCCTACTTCTCCCTAGAGGGAGATGAGGCACCGACAGCAGACGAAGGTGAAGACGGCATACCTGATGAGTCGTGGCGACGTGGGGACATCTCCGCGTGGCTCAACTCTCAGGGTGTCGAATTCGCCGTATCGTCATACAGGACGAAAACGAAACTGCTACAACTCGTCGACCAGCATCTGAACCCACCAGCCCCGGAACCGGAGCCAGTGGTGGAGGATGAGGTAGAGGCAGTCGTAGAACAGTTAGAGGCAGTTACAGAACAACAAAAACAGGAGTGATTAAAATATGGCAGCAGGAAATACAACAGACACAAGAACACACGTAATGGGCGATATGCTCATGGTTACTGGAACCTTCACTGACGGGGGGATTGATGTCTCCTACGACAGTTTGTTGGCTACAGTATTCGCAGCAGGTGGACACGTAACCAGCCTTTATGATACAGGCATTAAAATCAACGACGGAGACGATATGGCAGTTGGTGATACGGCAATGGTTGTCGACACCGTAGATGTCAGGCTTCATTTCAATGTTGGAGAGACAATCTACAACAGCGCAGGTGCAAGAGTGGGAGTTATCACGGCAATCGCAAGCGCAACTGCACTTACTATTGGTGCTGGTGTCCTAGTGGCTATCGCTAACAACGATAATCTATTCAAATTAGGACCAGACCAGAGCGCAGTGACATTGAACGATGGCTCACTAGCAGTCAGCATAGATGAGACCAACAAGAGAGTGGTCTTCGGCAACGGTAACCTCGGAGCAACAAGCACCGCTCATACCCAAGACGGACGCTGGTGGATTCTAGGTCGACGCTCTTGAGGCGGTGACTTAGATGGCACAGGCAGTAACGGTTCTCGGACCCTATCCACCTAAGCAGTTTAACAAGGCCGGCACGGCCTACGTCGGTGGAGCGGATAACTCGAGCGCGACTCTGAACGCGAGGATGACCGCTGATGTGGTTGCTCTTAGCGACACAGCAGCGAACATAATCTCAGTTGAACCAATCTCAGTCTTAGGCAACGTCTATCTCGTGGTTTATCAGAAGGCGTGATAACGCTTGTTGGGTAACATCTATCTTGTAGTCGGGTCCTTCTCGTGATGAGGGGAGACTATGGGGTTCGAGTTACGCACGCTTGACATCGACGACCTGTCAGTCGCTCAGAAGACCAATGTCCGATACGCAGCAAGCATCGGGGAGGGCAATGTTCTCTCAGAGGACAAGCCCCTCGCCGGTGTGACATCAGAGCAGCGCACACGTAACAAGAACGTAGGCGACGTGCTCAACATAGGCGCTGGCACGCGCTGCAAGCACTGTGGATTCCTGCACTTCATGTGGAGGGAGACATGCGGTGCATGCGAAAAGCCGATGGAGTACAACATGGCACACAGAGACGAGGAGGCGAGACTCTAGATGCCACAGGTGTTCAGCCCCGGTGAGCCTGAGACAAGGCCCCTCGACCCCGATGCCATTGTCTACACCACCCCGCAGAAGGTGGCCGACCTCCTCGAGATAGGACCACAGGACGCTGTGGCAGTGAGCGCAGATTCAGAGAGCACTGGGGTTTTCGTGTCTGGTGCCAATTATCGCAGCATCGGGTTCGCTGTGGGAGACACGCTACTCATCTACAGCGATGCAGACCCACTCGGCCTAGAGCGGACCATCACGGCCATCACATCGACAATCAACGGCGTGAAACTTGGCTTCTCATCATCCATAACAGCAGCGGACTTTCAGAGCGCTGACAACACCTTCGTCCAGAACACAGCGTCCTTCACCAACGGTAGGACGAGGGGCGTCACGCATGACAAGGTGAAGCAACTCATCCTTCGTTCGCAGGACAGGATAGACAACATGACTCACAACTCGTGGAGACCGAATCTGGTCGCTGCCGAGTACATCAACTTCGACACGTACAAGCCGTACAGGCGTCGATACTACACCGACTATGTCGGCACCACACCGCTCCTATTCCGCAACGTGCAGCAGATGCTTCGCATCGAGTTGTGGCAGGGCGACGACTACAGGGAGATTGGCGCCTCCGAGGCTCGCCTCAAGATTCCAGACAGCGTACGTTCCCTCTCAGGCTCAATCGTCATGTCTCCCGGCAATGGGAGCGCCGCTACACTCACGATAGGAACGTCAAACACACAATGGAGGGCTGACTTCGACAAGATAACCACCGCACAGAACCTTGTTGACCTCATCAACAAGGAGGACAGGGTAAGCAAGGGAACTGTGGAGTTCTCACCTGCATTCACTCTTGAGGGTAGTACTTCCAACGTGGGAGTACATAACGAGTTCCTAGCAACGGCCAATGCTGACTATGGTAGTGGTCATGTCAAGATTTCCAGCATGAGGTCCACACAGGCCGGTGAGGTGTGCAGCATAGTCACTACCGACACCAACATAGAGATATCACAGACTCAGATAAACAAGGCCACCTTCAGCAGCCTCAACAGCACGACCATAACAGTGGACGATACAAATGGCTTCGCAGACGCTGGTGTCGTTGTTGACGCCAGTGGTGACGTCTTCAGTTACACCGGCAAGACAGCCACAACCTTCACTGGTTGCACAATCGTGGTTGGCTCTGCGCTCTCTGATATAGCAGGCGCACTCACTCAACACCTCATGCAGGTCGACCTACAGGGTGGTAGTTCCAGCGGTGATAGAGGTAGGCTCCGTGACTATTGGCTAGACCACGAGATGGGCATAGTCTACTTCAACAACTCATACCCGTTCTTCGAGTGGAATGCCGTCAAGGTCGCATACATCTACGGTGAGAGATACGTCGAGAAGGCCATCGAGGATATCTGCACCAAGATGGTGGCCATCGAGTTGCTGCTCAGCGACGACAGGAGCGTCCTCATACCAGAGGGCTCGCAGAACGTGGACCTCGCATCCAAGATTCAACTCTACCGTCAGGACATCGACAGGATGCTACCACGTTACATCGAGGTGATTGCCTTTGAGTAGGCCGTCGTTCGAGACGAAACTGCTGCTCAAGCAAGTTACTGACCACTTCAAGACCAACGACGAATTGCAGAAGCAACTACATGATGCCTTCTCACAAAGCCCTCAGCCTCAGAGGGAGAGGATAGAGCAGGAGGAGCGCTCGCTCTCCGATATACCGGATGGTGGAGAAGCAGATGAGGGTACTATCATGAGGATAGAATCCAGAATGGTCACCGAGAACTCCAGTTACAACAATTACAACCTAGACTTCAAGGGAGGGGCGATAGTGCCAGACACGCAGTCGTACCTCAGAAAGGTGGAGGACAACAGCGCCATACGCGCATTTGAGAGAAAGGTGGTGAGGAAGCGTGGTCGCAACATTCAGTGAGGGAATCAATCTCGTTATCGATACCCTCATCGATAACTGGAACAGGGGCAACACCGACGGCTTCAAGCCAGTCATCATCGACGTGGCCGATGTCAGCCCCGAGACCGGCAAGCGACTCGACATGCGAAACAGGGACTACGTCATCGTATTCGAGACGGCGCACAACGAGGAGACACCGGAACTCCTCTACGACTTCGTCACCACTAGGATAAACATCACACTCGATGCGAGGACCATGAGGAGCCGTCGACATCAGCAGTTGATGGAGAACGAGATTCGTAGAATCATCCACACCAAGAGGAAGGGAGATGGTACCAACATGGACAGGCTTGTGTACAAAACTCGCACCGATTTGTCCGACAGGACCAAAATACTCTTCAGAACCACGTTCCAAGTAGAAGTTGTTATCTTCTCCGAACTCATCCCATAGGTGTAGACATGCCATCGACAGTGTACAAGGGAGATTTGACCGAAGTCACATTCGGTCACGAGACGGGTGTGGTTCTCCCACATGGGTACGCAGGCTCATTCAAGTTCATCGCCAAGGCAGCGAGCCGCGACCTCGTGAAGGATACCAGCATCATCACCTTCAGCGGTGGTGCTGCGTCCACCCCTGTTGTAGTCGCTCATGCTGGAAGTGACGGTCATTCGGTGCTCCAGTTCCCAGTCGGTATGCTCGTAGGTTCAAAGGTCGTCTTCAGCATCAACAATGGTAGTCCTGATTTTGACACTCAAGATGACTTCTCCGTCTCTGGTCGTTCCTACACCATCATCAAGCACGCCGTCGTCCAAGGTGGTGACAGTAAGTACAGAACCGAACTGACCATCACACCCGCTCTGCGAACCGACCACAGCAGCGCAAAGGACTCAAAGGCGGATGACGTCATGGAGATTCTACCCTTCACGACACCATCGATGGACGTATCAATGACCTACAACGCGACCGCCTCCAGCAGCGCAGAGCGAGTCTTGACTGACCAGTTCGTAGGACTCGTCAACACGATATCACTACCGGAGACTAAGGTCGACCTCAAGAGATACCACGTCGTCGGTCTAGGTCGTGACGTAGCCGTTCAGGTCCCGGGCAGGTTCCTCAACACGGGTGGTAGTTTCGAGTCCAACATGCACAACGCCAGATGGATGTACTACTGTCTCGGACACGAGGTTACCTCGTTCAGTGGTGGTCAGACTGGTGGTGCGACATTCAGAACGAACGGTGCGATATCACAAGGAGACTCCTCATTCGCGTATGATGGTGGTTCATCCGCCCCAACGATAAGCGGTGCAAGCCCAGCATCAGTCGGTGCTGGTGATTACATCATCATCATTGACACGGACACCACCGACATCAAGACCTACAGGGAGACCGCGAGTGACGGCACATGGCCCACCAACGGAGCCAACTCGATACTGAGCAAGGCCCAGAAGCAGGAGATAAGGAGAATCGTGGCTATATCGGATTCCTCTGGGACAGGTAGGATATGGGTCGATGACCCATTCAACTTCGCCCACTCAACTGATAAGACGGTGAAGTTCCTGAAGTACGAGGCTGACAGCACGAGGGGCAGCCCCCACATGACCACCACGAACACCAACTACGGGCTGATAACGAACCCAGTCGAGCGCATACTATTCTCACGTACGAATATCCCATCGTTCGCCATGGAGGTCAGCATCAGGAGAAGGGACACCGACAGCAACGAGGGGACCACCGATGGGTCGAACAGCGACTCCAAACAACTCACACGAGTCTTCCGTGGGTGCAAGGTGACCAGTTTCAACCTCACAGCGGACACCGACGCAGCACTGAGGCTGACCGTCGACTTCGACTCAGCACTCGTCTACACGGACACCGGCAGGCTCGAGGGCACCAAGGGTGACAGGTACGACACTCACAGGCTCTTCGAGGACACCGCCAACAACGAGGTGAAGCGCAAGGAGTCTGGTATCGCCAAGAGGACCCAGAAGCCCTTCATGTTCTACAATGGTATTATTACAGTGGCAGGAGTACAGGTCGGTCAAGTCGTCAGTTTCAATCTGAACGGTACCACTGGCGTCCAGCAGTACTACACCATCAACGGCGCGAACGTCGCTGACTCCGAGCAGGACCAAGTCCCCTTCGCTGGGACACGCAACCCATCCCTCGCAGTGGAGGGTAAGACGGAGTACGACTTGGAGATGGAGATTATCGTTGACGACCCTGTCTTCTACCACAAGATGAGGAGAGCAGTAGACCACTACGACGACGACACCAGCAACACCACTGACGCCGATATGATACGACTGTCATTCACCAAGCAAGGAGCAGGTGCAACGAGAGAGTCAATCGATATCGTCATGGACGACTACTTCATCGTAGAGGCTCCGTTGCCGATACCCGAGGACAAGGGCCCTCTACGCTCCACACTGAAGATACTCCCCAAGACGGTCCACGTCATAGCCAAGGACACGTTGATGCACAGTTGAGGGATTAAGATGTGGCCGACAGATATAGAGAGAGTTCGATACTTCAACAGGAACGGACATGCAGCGTATCTCGAGTGGCTCTGTGAGAAGACGGGACTTCCCTTCAAGGCCAAGATGATGAAAGTCAGAACCAGACCGGAGATTGACGAACTCTTCAAGCCCGGTTGGGTCAACATAGCAGAGGAAGCGCTCTCCAGTCACACTGACTTCGCAGACTCTGCCCACCCACCGGCTGACCCACGATGGGACGACCTCATCGATAGAATCAAGACAGGGGACAGCGAGCATGAGAGCCAGATGGATGAAATCCAAGAGAGTATACAGGAGGCTGCTGATAGGGGGCCCATACAAGAGGACTCTCAACCAGAGCCAGAGCCAGAGCCAGAGCCAGAGCCAGAGCCAGAGCCAGAGCCAGAGCCAGAGATTACACCACCAGTGGAGGAGCCGACCATGGCCATGGGTGACTACTCCTCATACACCGTGCGTGAATTGCAGGAGGAGTGCAGGCGCAGGAAAATTACCATTCGAGGAACCAAGGCAGAGGTCGTAATGAGACTACGACGTCATGACGAGGGACTCCTCGATACACCGGACGAAGATGAGACCGAGGCCCCCGCTGAAGAAGCGGCTGCCGAGGAGGAGTCGGATGCCCCCGCTGAGGAAGCGGCTGCAACCATAGGTGATGAAGATGCCCCAGATAGTGGACAAGAACAGATTGATGACACAGACGAATGAGAAACGACATGAGATACAAGTGGACCCCGACGACCCAGAGGTCGTGATGGAAGTGTGGGTGCGCGACATGACGTTCTTCGACGTGCAGAAAGCAGCACAGAAGATGTTCTCAGTAGAGGGTGGCAACATCTCCTTCGACTTGGAGGCGTACTGGCGTTACGCCTTCCAGAACTTCGTGACACGCACGAACCCGAGACTCTCTCCAGATGAGATGCTGAATCTCTCTGCCTACATAGGCGAGCAAATCAGCGCTCATCTCCCGAAGCCGACTGAGTTGGCGGAGGCGATACAGGGGGATTTTACCAAGGCGAACAGATGAGGGTGCAGAGGTTCCTGTCGAGCGGCAAGGTCGAGACGACAGAGGACATCGAACTGCAAACTCAACTGTTCGCCTATATCGTGGCCAAGCACTATGGTGTATCGCTGACAGAGGTATTGAATATGGGGAGAGGCGTGTTCAGACAATCACTCGCATGGGCCATGGCGGTCGATAAGGAGCAGAGCAAGGAGAGGAAGCGGGTCTTCATGCAGGACAAGACAGGCAATGAGACCATATCCCTCGACTACTCTTTCCTGCAGATGGAGGATGACTTCTGATGCTACCGATAGTCGGTGCCATGCAATCCCTTCAAGGGCTGCTCACTACAATCTCTGGTGGTCTATCGAGCATCACCGGTGCAATCAGTGGTCTAGGAGGAGCATTCTCATCCGTGTTCAACACATTAGGCACCATCGCTGCAGGTCCCCTCGGTGAGATAGAGGATAAAATAACAGACGCTGCTGGAAAATTGGGTGATGGGTTCGATAAAGCGAAGGAAAAGGTCGGAGGTGTAATTGGGGAAGTCAGTGGTAATTTAGGCGATGCCGTGGATGATGTCAAGGATGCATTCTTCAGCATATTCGACAAGAAGAAGGTCGAGGAGGCGATAGCACCGGTGTCGGAATTCACAACTGCTCAGCAAGTGTCCGATGCTGGTTATGCAGACGCCATAATAAGAGACAAGATAAAGGAAGAGCAAGTTGCCTCTGCTCAAGTGCGTAATCAGCAGAAGGCTGACATCGCCGCCATGCAAAATTACGCAGCAAGCAGGGGCGCGGTCAACGTCACCGTGAACGCGGGTGGCATAACTGATAGGTCGGACAAGAAGCAGATGGCACTCGAGATAGGCAATGAGATTCAGAGGGAACTGGCTAGGTACAACGCCGGTCTGACGAGGGCACCGAGGTTATAGACATGGCAGCAGCGAACGGCACACCAATCAGGCTCGTACAGGATAACGACAACCTCATCGAACTCAATGCCACCAACATCGCCTTCACGGTCGACAGGGGCGTGACCCCTCACTCCCTGCCTGCCGCCGGTGGTAGGAGGTTCAGCATAGACCTCAACAAGAACAAGTCCCTCATCGTCGTGGAGGGTGTATTCACGGATGATACTCAGGGGAGTGGGGCTAGGAACGCATCTGCGCTCATCGACTTCTCGGTATCGCAGAAAGGTGCCAACACAGGTGACTTTGGCCACGTCTTCGTCACCAACGACAACATCGACAGCCTACTCATATCCACTACATCTGCTCGTATGACTATCAGAGACTCCGCTGGAACATCATTCAACCTCTTCTTCGAGGAGACTGCCGGTACGCCGGGGTACAACACGGTGACCGATAAACTCCGCATCAAGAGCACCGATGGTACTCGAATCACCGCAGTTCAGTTCACGCAAGGTGTCGCCGACTGGATAAACACAGACGTTCCCACTATATCAGCGGTCGTGGTGAACAGCCTAATCAATCAGAACTCGCTCGGGCTCAACACCGCGCTGAGGGTAACACATGACGTTATTGGTGCTATTGGCAACACCGCGATAATTGGTTTTGGCTTCGGTGGTAGTGTCCATCATCTGAGCAGGCCAAGGAAACCACACATAGAGGTCTTCAGCGGTGGTAGAGATTCCATTGCCAAGAGCGCCGGTGACAAGGCTATGGACCTTTACGGCATCTTGAACAACTCAAGCAGGAACATCCCTGAAGTCACTCGACTTGGTAGTGCAGCGATTGGTATAGGTGCTATTGCAGCATTCTTCTCACTAGGACTTGCAGGTGGTCTAGCAATCGCCGGCGGTGGTCTAAAAATCAACTCATCGTCAGGTGACCATGACTACATCATCGGCATCCAGATACCATACAACTCCAAGATACAGGCTGGTGGTGACACCTATGTCGCCCGTAACTTCTTCATGCCGATTGGTCTCAAGAAGAATGCCAAGGACAAGTCCAGCGAGGGAAACACACTACCTGCCAGCACGAAGTTCAGCACCGGTGACAACTTCACTGGTATACAGGGCACTGTCACCAAGATGGACATCTTCTACGACGCTGGTGAGAGTGTGTATGGGTTCAGGATGGACTTCTCACCTATCGACAACATGATTTGAACGGTGAAGAGATGGCTGTGCTGGGGAGGACGAATCACGCATTCTTCTTCGATGGCGTCAGTGACAGCATCATCATACCACAGGGCAGACACACCAAACTCGGTGACCTGACGCCTGACGGCAAGACCATGTCAACCCTGCTCTCGAGCAACCCGAGCGGCTCTCAGACCACCACCCTGACGAGCGGTCTGTTCGGCAACCAGTTCTGCATAGAGGCTTGGGTGCAACCGGACTGCGGTGGTGTCATTGTCCAGAAGCAGGACCAGTTCTCACTGAGCATAGGCAACGTAGACACCCCCGGACCAGCGGTCTTCACCATCACGCTCGACAGACCCACGGGCATCGAGGTCGTCAGGCTAAGCACAGCCGTCGAGGAGACCAACGGGTATGACGGAACCGTCTACCCACCCTCCACCTTCGGTGGCCCGCACGACTCCTACAATCGCTTCAACTCTTCATACGACGACGCGACCTCACTCAACATCAATCACAGGCCGCTCATACACGTCGTCGCTGCCCTACGTAGTGAAGAAGCAGTGCTCTACATCAATGGTGAGTTGATGGTCAAGAAAGCGCTCAGGGACAGCGATTTCACACTCAACAAGAGCGACCATCATATCTTCGTCGGTGGTAAGGGAGGCCAGTTCAGGGGAGTCATGGAGGGTCTGCACCTCTCCAACAGGTTCACAGACTCGTTAATCAACAGGAACGCACCACTCGTCGATGAGAACACCCTCGTGCTCTACAGGTTCGAGGAGCCAATCGCGCCCGTTCAGGGACTGTTCGAGATTAACCCCTCCTTCAGCACCGTGGGTGGTCTCACCAAGATACTGTTCGCCACAGCCTCCGATGCCTCTTCACTGGCAAGCACACTCACTGGTAATACGGTCACTTCGGGAACCGTCGACTTCACAGCATCACCGTACTCGATGGGCAACTACAAGGTCTTCGACGCACACACCACACCGGGGACAACGACGACTAGAAGCGTCGCGCATGTTCCCTACAACCTACTCATCAATGCTGGCTCTATCAACCCGAAGACGAAGAAGCCCAACCAGAAGCCGCCAGAGAGGGTAAGGCTACACTCAATCAACGACATAGACAGCACTCCCTACATGCTAGTCTCGAGCATACACATAGACTTCGTCAACGGTGATGCCAATGGTCTGAGGACAGCATTGCACACGAGGACGAACGACGTCGACGACTTCTTCGTGGTAGTGGGCTCTGACTTGCTGATAGACAGCGGTACTGGTAGCCCGTACCAACCACTCCACTACTCCACTCAGATGATAGACAGGACCGGTCAGATGATTATCGACGAGTGTCGATACGACAATCACGGCATAGTGTACTCAAGCAGGATGTCCACGACCGACGTCGACACCGACAACCCGTTCGCAGTAGCGTGGGACACGACAGTGGTCGATGAGAAGTTCAAGATTGGACACAGCGGTAGGCACTCGCTCAATCACGTCGACGGTCATCCATTCCTACGCATGCTTCCAGACCCCAGCGAGGAAATCATCAACCAGACGATAGACGCTGGAGTCGACACAATTGACGTGTATTATGATGCTGCCTTAAAAGGAGTAGAGAACCAGATAGGAATAAACGCCAGAGTGGACATTCTCCAGAACACCGGTGACTTCACTATCAATGATATTACTAGCACCAGCGAAGTAAATACGATAGTGGGAAACGGACTGCCTACTGGCAGTAAAGAGGTCATTGCCATAGGTGGTACAGCACTCGACATCCTACCTTTCATGCTCAGGGGACCGGTTCCCACTGAACTCCCCTCAGTGGCTGCTGACATAGACAGCGAGACGAGGAGGTACCATCTCAGGCCCAGCAGGAACTCGAGAGTAGCCATACTCCACGTCCCCAGCCTGTCAACCTCCAATCTCGCACCCTTCGTAGAGGTCCACTACAACGCCATCGACATCACCGGCAAGTCGATGGAGGCCACTGGTGACTCTGGAACAGCGACTCCCTACCTCATGGTCGAGAAGACCGTGCCCGCTGGCGTCACCCCGGTCGGGGGAGGCAGCACCGTGTACGATGTCATCAACACGGCCATCGGCAATGGCAATCTCACTCTACACGCGCCCGGTGGGTACATCGATGTCGCCATGAGCAACTCGGATTTCAACAGCGTCATCTCCAAGCCCAACTCCCTCGTCGGTGACACTAGCGAGGGGTACGAGTCGGATGACGAGTTGGACGAGAGGTTCACGCCTTTCTCCGATGGCTCAACCAACTACACACCGAGGAGCGACTCCTCCGCTCAACCGAACACCCCTCCCAAAATCGTCACGGCGAGTCACACCACCAGTGACACTCACGAGAGCGTCTTCCACCGAATGCTCATCAACACCGTGTCAAACAGCAAGCAGAAGACGCTGACTGACAAGACCATCTACTCGAGGAGAGAGCCATCGACGGTGGTCTCAAGCCCATCGAACGGTGAGTTCGACAGCGGCAGCACGTCCAGCAACACACATATCCACGAGTTCTTCGATGTGATTGACAATCACCCGATTACCGATAGCAATACTTCCAACATGAGAATATACCTTCAACCTAGTGACCGCAGGAGAGTCAACCAGATGACTCATCTAAGGAGCATGGCGGATGGTGTTATCGAGCCCAACATCACGACCCTACTCTACCACATGAGCAGGGCGAGGGTGCGGTCCGTGGAGGAGAAGGAGAGCAATGGTGTCAAGAGCACAGTGATTCAGTGCCGTGGTCTCAGCGAGGCAGCAGTCAGCAGGACCGTCTCCAAGACCGGCGCAGGTAGCCCAGACTCGCACATCGTCAAGGAAATAGAGCCCAACGCGCCAGTAGTCACCGTCACGCTCGGTGGTCCCGGTCAGGGCACATCGGACATCAAACCCACATACGACCCCAGCCCACTATCCCGCCTTCCCTTCTCCACGCAGAGAGGATACCACGTCAGGACCGAGAGCGTGGCGTACAGCACAGCCAAGGTTGCCACGCTCAACGTCAAGCCGATGAACAACGAGTCTCCCAACATGGCGAGTTGGGGAACCTACGGCTTTGCGAAGAAGGGACGCGTGTACCTCGATGACGGTGCAAGTGCCCTCTATGACGCCAAGAACGGAACGGCTTTCACTTTCACCGATAAGATATCTAAGACTGCCACCGTCAATGGCGGCACCGGTGTCATCGACAACATAGTGGGTGGTACATCCGACCTCGTTGTCGGTATGCTAGTGAACCATGGTCTGTTTGGTGGTGAGGCTAGAATACTCAGAATAGACTCCCCGACTCAAGTGACCTCTACCTCTCCTGCCGCTGGCGGAGGTACTAGCAATAATCAAACTGTAGGTTTTACCCATTCGGTCAACTCCAGTTCCCAGACACAGCGCTACTTGGATGCCAACGGAACCAACTACGGCACATTCGACAATTGGCTCAAGGCAACGGGCAAGGCATCCAACGTCACATTGGGAGCGACTGCCGACCCAATCACAGCCGTCCTGTCATCGGAGCCTGACTTCGGCACCGAGTCACTCAGCGAGGATGGTAGCACCGTGAACGACCGCATGTTCCAAGGGGGCGGCAAGGACGTCAACCATGACTACCAACTCGGCACCCAGTACGCGAGCACCAGAGCACTCGTGGAGATACCCATATTCACGAACCAAGTCTTCGACGACGACATCGCAGGTGTGTTCCCCGGACCTGACAACTCCCTGAGACTCAGCGTAGACGCCACTTACACCGCGCACACGTGGAACCCCACGCCAGTGGGCAGGCGTCCGGGCTCGCCGTTCAACAGCGACAGGGCCAAGCACTCGGCCTACGCCCTCGCAGTCAGCAAGAGGAACGCAGGTAGGAGGGCATTCATCAGCAAGAACATAGTGGTGGATGGAAGCAACCTGCAACTCCACGTCAGTGACATCACCATCTTCCCATCCTCATCCGCCATATCAGGCGCCTACACCGAGAAGTATCAGGGGATAGACAACAGACCTAGGTTCAGAAGGGTGTTCTTGGAGAGCGGCGCTTGGGCCCTCTACACGGAGGCGAATGCAGGTGGCTACCTCGTCATACCCGACAAGGAATGGGCAATGACCAAGCAGTTCAGGAGAGAGTACAGGGTGGGGATGCCGGTCTTCCTCAGTGGTGGAGTCCCGAGCGAGTCGCTCACACCTATCGGAGACGAGCCGTACACCCCCAGCGTCGCATATGAGAATCGCTCCGAGCACTACCACGACACTGCCAGTGTGAAGACGCAGGGCGGCAATGTCGACTACGGGCTCAGGCAATACGTCAGTGCAGTCGAGTTCAAGGCCGGTCCTGAGAGCAACCCCCACGCTGCTCGCATCGTCCCCAAGAGGGCGACTGGTGTGATAGCCACAGTCAGGGGCTTCGTCGATGACGGTGGGCCCGGTGGTATGGGGATAGCAATCGTGTCACTCTCATCCGACGAGGACTTCTCCACATTCCCAGACTTCGGCTTCGACAGCCAGACCTCCCTCGACTTCAGCGTGGGTGACTTCCTCTATGAGGTGGAATTGGACGACGCCGGGACGACGAGGAGGCTACACTACTACGGTAGGATAAGGACCGCTGACAGCCATGACGTGCCTGCCAACTCCATCGCGCTCGGCTTCTACAACCCAAGTGCTGGGTCCGTACCTTCGTATCTGACAGAGGGGAACCGCATCACCCTCAGCAGGAGGAGCAGGGCCATCCTCAACTTCGACAGGTCGAACATAAACGCCGTCAACAACGCATCAATCTTGGACGAGGAGTATGACGCATACTGCATAGAGGCTACTGGGTGGACCCTCACAGCCAGTTCCACCAGCAGCGCATCAGTCAGCCTCTTCTCAGTCGGTACCAGTCCGTTGACGTCAAACACACTGGGACCGAATCTCAGGAAGGGGGACCACCTGTTCGTTAAGGCAAGCGGGAAGTTGACTCCAATCGGAACCGTATCCAAGATGACGACGAGGGACCTATCGGGTGGTACTGACTACACGGTCACCCTCACCGCCAATGCAGCGACGACGGTAACTACCCAACCCCTCTTCATCTCATTCAGCAACGCCTTCGTGGAGGACCCCGACGCCATACTAAACAGGACATGGGTCTACCCATACGCCTCTGGCGGCTTCAGGAACGGAGACACCGTATGGTCGAACATGACGCTCAACAACCCACACGCCATGGAGGGACTCTTCGCCAAGAGCAGGGGGGTCCTGAACGAGGCGAGGGTATGGAAGGGATTCACAGGCGGCGCTGCCACGCTCAGCGACGAGCCTCGCAGCAGCGTGCCACTGGAGAACTTCCTCATCGGCAAGACATGCATAGAGACTGCCCAGAACTACGCGCAACACGTGAACAAGACCATCGAGGAGAACTACAAGGCGCTGGGTCTCAACGCCTCCGACGCACCCACGGTGGCATACGTCGACCCATACCTCGCTGATGACGACCACACCCGAGTCCTTCTCTATGACGTGGCCCATGACAGGGAGTTCATCGCCTTCCAAGACATCTTCATGCAGGTGCAGACGAGCGCCAAGACCGTCGAGATAGGGTGGCCGAGGAAATTCATCAAGGACGGCTCCCTGATTGACTTGGCAGAGTACGTCGCCACCAACACAGGGGGAGGACCATCTTGGGCCACCACCCAGATAGACGTCGCTAACGGGTTCCCCTCGCAGAATCCCTACCTCCGTTCCACCCAGCAGTCCAAGTTCATCGAGTCAGCCTACGCCCATGACGTCGCCAACAGGATAGGTACAGACGTGCTGACTCCCCTGTCAGGCAGTTTGCCCTCGAGCATGGCACCATCGTCAACCAGCGCGACCTCCCCATCGATATACGGCAAGGCGCATGGACACCACTCCCACACGGGCTACTCACTGTCAGGTGGTCTCTCAGACTACGCGCTTGGTGACAGTTCGCAGATGAGGACGTCGGATGAGACGGTGCTGCCTCTCTTCGCCACAATCAAGCACGAGTTCTCCAGAGTCAGGTCTTTCGATGACCTCTTCGTCACTGAACTCAAGAAACTCAGGAAGGGCACACCCAGTGCTTCTCTGAGAGAGTCCAGCACATTCCACGACACTCCAGACGGCACACGGGTCATCCCCGCATTCCTCGCTCTCAAGGGCATCAGAGCCAACACCCTCGACCTCATCTCCCATGAGGAGAGCAGGTTGCAGCACCTGCCGCAATGGAAGCAGATGGAGTTCATCAGGAGACTGGACATCGATGTCGGCTCCCTGTCCCTCGCAGAGGATGTCACAGACATAGAGAGCGCAGCCCATGAGATGGTTCGTATCATCAATCAGGCTGGTGCGACCAAGGCAAAGCGGGTCTTCGATGCCAACACCACCGGCAGCGCACATGACCCCGCCCCTTGGTGGGACGCTGGCGACGCATTCGAGTCGAGTGACAGGGGTACTCACATGGGCTACCTCAGAGCGCACATAGGGAGGCAGGTTCAGGATTTGGACGGCAACCCCGGATATACCGTCGTCATTCACAGCACTGTTCCCGGTGCGAGCGGCAGGAACTTCTGCGTATGGCTCGACAACAGCAAGGGTCAGTCGTCCTACAAGCCCCAGTTCATCGTGGGTCACGGTGGCAGGTGGAGGAACTTCTGGGGCATGCCAGACGAGATAGAGAACGAGAACATGCACCCAGCACCATTACCACTCAACAAGCACGGTAGGCCGTTCGCGCCAATCACCACGCTCCATCAGTTGATAGACGCTGAGTTGACGGGAATGGACTCGGTGCCATCGCTCGATTTCTCATCACGTGACAACAACACGGAGTCGCCTGTCCTCAGAGCGATATCCAACGCGGTGGGTGGCTCTGGTAGCAACACGGTCGCCGCTGACTCCTTCGAGCCCAAGTCCACTGACAAGAGCCTAGTAGAGGGACTCAGAACCGGCACCAACGCTGTCGGCAGGGTCAACTTCGGTGGCTTGGTCAAAGCAGGAGTCCCCGGCTGGTCGCCAGTCGCAGGACAGTGGGGCATGGGCCCGAAGGGCGACGACTCCTTCGCAAGGCGATACGGCAACAACACTATCACCACGTACGGGGACTATGTACCGGCAGCCGACATCAAGGAGGAGAAGTTCGGCACATCCCCCGTCTACGGCATAAGGATGACCGACCACAGGGGGAAGAACCACACCGTCCGTCTCATCTACAGGCAGATGGGACAGCCCTTCGCAAATGAGAACACCATCCTACCGAGCACGATAGAAGATGAGGTCTGCATCTTCTTCGATGACAGGTCCAACTCACAGGGAGGCTTCACCATAGGTGGGCACATGGTAGGTCAAGGTGACGCCACAGGTGGGATGACCGGCTTCTCCGGTGACACGGAGAAGGTCTTCTACGGTGGCAAGTGGAATCCCGTCGCCGCCCGTGACGTGGCCATTAAGTGCGACGTCACATACCTCCATGCGTCGAAGAGCCTCAAGGTCACCTTTGAAGACCCATACGACGACACGAGCACACTCACACACCCTGACATGCTAGGCTACCTCGGGTTCCCCAAGAAGGACGGTAGAGTGCAGATTACGGACTCAGCGGGGAACGGGAACACAGGGCTCACGCTATCGTACACGTCGAGGAGCACGAACGATGCCTCTGGTGAGCATCGCTTCCAAGGGATAGAGAGCGAGTTCACATCTGACCAGACTCTGACTGCGAGACTGATATCACCCACGATGAACTGGACCACCCTCATCACCGACGAACTGATGGCGGTAGCGACAGCAGCGGCCATCAACAACCACGGTATAAACAACCCAGAGGGAGTAGTGTTCGACTGCAGGGACATGTATGCAACCAACGGTCAGACCTTCGGGGAGATGGGCGTCAGAGCAGATGCCATCAGAATCAGGGCTTACAACCCTGACAGATTCGTCAAGCCGATAGCCCAGTTCTTCACAGCGAGCATACACCCCGACTTCGGCATCAAGGCCGCCCACCTCGAGTACGGCGAGGTCGAGAAGACGGACGCCGGCTCTGATGGCGTCTGGTCGTTCGGCACCTCGAGGGCGAACACGGACGGCAACATAGACGCGGGTAGGAACATAGACTGCGGATACGTTCCCAACACCCTGCTCCAAGTGACGAGCAAGGCGAACGGTCCCAACACGAACACGAGGACGCCCCTGCTCATCGACTCATTCAACGAGGAGGTCAACGGGACGTTGATAGAGAACTGGTCGAGGAATCTGAGAGGCAGTCAGTTCACCGACCACAGCGGTGACCATATACTGCCCTGCGTCAGCAACCCGATGCTGCTATACACCAGTGTAACCACTGCTTCTCAAAGGATATTCATCGACAACAACAGCGCAGAGGACGAACTGTGGGGCTTCCTCGCGCCTGCGAGCACCAACGGCACTGTGAACTCCTTCGGAGAGAGGAAGAGAATCTACCTGTTCCCAGAGGCAAGCGCCGTGGTCGAGGGACACAGAGGAGCCGATAGCGACCCCGCCATCAAATTGGAGATGCTTCTATGGGACAACGACACTGCCACCTCGGAATGGGTCACGGCATTCGCCAACGACGGAAATAACCCTGATTCCTATGATACTGCGGTTATCTCACTGTTCGGTGACTTGGAGAGAAGCAGGGAGTTCTGCGGCCTCCGCTCGCTCGGCAGCGTGGACTCTAGTCCCATACACCACTTCCGTGGTGGGAGGAGCAGCGTCGACAACAACGTGCCCGTGTTCTTCGGCGGCGGCTTCAGCGGCGTGGTGCTCGATGTGAACGACGGTACCATGAACGACTACTCGGAGTTCTACACCCATCCCTACGCTGCTGGCCCAACTGGTGTGTCAGGCATACAGAACGCGAACGAGATTGTCACTAGCCATGCCATCCTCGACGCCAACGCCATGCTCTCATTCTTCCCCGGCACCGCCTTCCTCAACCAGCACCGTGGCAGCATCATGCCACCTGCCCACAACAGGGACAACGTCCTCTCCCCCGACTTGGACAACTCCACTGGTAGCATCAACAGCGGTCACCCCAACAACGCACCATACACAGCAGGGGTGGTCGTGCAGAAGCCAAGCCCGTTGGTTCTGCGCTTCGCCCACCCCACCGCTAGGTACGACGACCACATCACCAGCACCGAGAACAAGACGACCTACATCGTCTTCGGGCCCGGACAGCCCTTCCCATTCACGCAGGAAGTCGCTGACAGCAGCAACATGACGGGGGCTGACTCAGTGCACCCGCACACTGGTGCCGTCCTGACCGTGGGCAACACTTGGTCGAAGGTGCCCGGAAACATAGTCCCCAATCCCATAGAGAACCAAGACGGGAACTACATGCCGGAGGACGCTGATTATCACAGCGCCTACCACGCCTTCCACTGGCGTACCCCACTCAACTGGGAGCCAGCAACCGGCAAGCCACTCTCCCTCTACTCGAAAATAAAACAGCGACCGGAGAACGGCAGGATGTACGGGCAGTACTTCAATGACGATAGTATCAGTGCTAGTTTCAGCGCCTCTGATTTGACCATAAGGAGGGGCATGCCTCTCAGGCACAACCCGCTCCTTGGATTCGGCATAGCCACTGGCGCCGACATGGTGTGGCACATGGACGGTGGCTACCACCCCGGTGGGCACTGGATGGACAACCAGATTGCAGTCAACCCCAGCCACCCCGATGGGGACACCACCCTGTCCGTGTGGGGACCGACGACCCAAGTGCATCCCACGGCCTTCCGTGTCGCTGGTATGCTCACTACGAAGGTGCTCGGCTACACAGCAAGCGAGGGGCAACTCGTCGCCGCTGACGTCGATAGCGAGTACATCATCGTCGATGCGACACGCTGTCAGAACGGCGAGGAGTTGGCAACCGTGGTCGGTGCAGCCATCAACACCTTCCCCGGCAAGGGTGCCCTGAAGGCGATGGGAGGGACGCACATGCCCTCGATGGGCAACGCCATGAGGCAGGACAGATACGGCTGGGTCGAACTCGAGACATTCAGCGCGTATCAGGTATCAACCGACCCCTACTACGTCGAGTACTCCAGCAGCACCCACACCACACAGAACGAGTTGGAGCAGATACCGGCATGCGGGTGGATAAAGGCCAGTACCAGCGGCGGTGCTGACGTACCTGCTTGGGGATGCTACCACTCGAGGGAGGTCTTCGATGACGGTGGCACTTGGAAGGTCAGGTTCTACCTCGCGCCAAACAGGATAACCAACAGCGAGAAGTTCGAGTCCTACGTCACGCTCAACGACGGCTCCACCGCTGTCAGCAGCCTCGCTGGGTCCATCTACGTATGGAGCAAGGCTGGTGTCCATCGCTTCAACAACGTCGCAAGCACCACACGCGACCACATGTGCCAAGCCCACTTCTCAGGGCTCGTCGATGCGGTCGACAGGACGAGGCCCATAGGCTCAGTGGGCTGGCATGGTGAGCGATACTCTTACCTCAACAGCCTACGCGTCGACACCGAGGGCTACGGTGCTGGTCTCGGTGCTTGGCACAGCGAACTCGGATTCTCCCCATACGGCAGCGCATCCAGCGTACTGAGTGGCTTTGGCGGCATACCCACCACAGCACCGCTTCCACGCTCACCCGAGAGCACACCACCCGTGGACGGTCTCGGGAGCGCATTGATGACCTACATCAACAACCCATACTCCTCGTACACCTACACCACGAACAGCCTCTCCTACTCCCGCAAGGACACCGACGACAATGCGCCTGACACCCTCCATGCCAAGCCATCCCACTACGACATAGACACCACCTTCCCAGAGGAACTCGTTCACCCACAGGGACTGTTCAGCAAGGCGTTCATCGTAATCGCATGCGAGTCGGAGTTCGCCCTGATAGCGAAGAAGGACAGGGACTCATCCACCTGCGTCGGTGACATGCTCATGGTCAAGGGTCAGGGGTCCCCATCGCTACGCTACGCTGGTACCACGAGGTGGGACGAGAGGTTCCACGCCCAAGACCGCTTCATCGCACCAGCACACGCAGGTCCCAACGTCGAGGCACTGATAGTCGACAACACGGCCCTCAAGACCGACTTCACCGACGAGACTGCCTATACGTTCCACACGGGCAGCGTGACGGACCTCCGCCTCGAGAACGCCACACCAGACAGGGCGAAGACAGGTGACTTGGTGACGGACCTCGACTTCTCACTCGGCTCGAAGAACTTGGAGACCGGCATCACCGCAGAGCGAAACGTCGTGCCGGAGTTCCACACCAGTGTCTCGTACACGTCTGATGGGGACTTCCCCACTGACTTCTGGAAGGGGGACATACTCGCATACGACCTGTACAAGAGGTCATCAGCCCTGAACTTCTCCACCGAGCACATCGTCTGGAAGAGGATGGACGGTGGTAATCTCTCACTGCCCGCTCTCAACGCTAGGGGGCTCGGTGCGGTGCCTTGGACCACGAGAGTGGACACTACTGGCTTATCCGATGTAGCCTATCAAACGGGTGAGAAGTTGTATGGCAACGTCCGCTTCTCCTTCGAGACCACCAACAGCGCCATGATGCCGGTGCTGCAGGCGCAGGAACTCTCACACCCGCAACTCGCTGAGAAGCATGATGAGACCATTGGTGGTATCCTCACTATCCCCAACGAGGAGATGCAGTTCGACGAGGCGGTCGTCGTAGATGACTCGGGCCAAGAGCATACCCTGCAGGGTGGAAGCCCGCTCGGTACCGTGATACGCTCGTTCATGGTGCTCAAGGACAGGGGAGTGGAGGGCAACGCCCCAGCCTTGGCCAACAGCGGCAACACTCCCTCCATGATGGTGCAGTTGCCAGACCCCGACACCATACCCGGAAATATCGTGGTCCGCTCCGGCTTCGACCCGGTGCAGGCGTATCAGACTGAGTCATTCGGCAGCGGTGGAATGCTGCACGCCGACCTCTCGAATACCCATACAGGGCACTTGTTCGACTCCTCCGTCTCCTCCCCTAGGAAGGGGCCGACCTACGAGGACCACAACTGGGAGCATATAGACAGCATCAAAAACGTCAGCAGGACAACCGGGTGGGAGAGGGCCACTGGTAACAACCCGCTCAAACTATCATACGAACTTCACGACAGGTCACTGTTCTTCCACGTCACGAAGATGGGACACAGCCACACGCACCGCTATCCCACCACCTACACCCATGCGAACGGTGTGGAGAATCAGGCGCTCAACGTCTCATCTTGGGACGCCTCGACCAGCGTGCTGACCGTTGATGCCACAATCAACACCAGAATATACGACGCATCCTTCGGAACCAAGGAGGTCAAGGACGACAGGCGTTTCATACGCATCTTCAACCCGACGACCGAGGAGAGTGTCGTAGCATCCTACACCGGGATATCCGGTACTACTTTCACCGGCATAGTAGGTGATGTGGACTTCACTGCTTTCATAGCGGCGCAGACTGTCGCCAATCTCGATGTGGTGCCATCGTACTACGTTCCCGCAGGAAGCGCCCGCTTCTTCGCAGCACAGAGGCTCAGAGACCACGCAGAGGTGAGTGGCGCCTCACCCGACATGGCTCATACCCACTACATGGACGGTGACGCGAGCACGCTTGCTCACACCCGATACACCAAGCCGCAACTCACCCCGATGCCGTTCCCGAGGATGGGTCATCACTACGTGACACCGACCATGCCCATGCTACCGGGACACTGGGCCCACCCAGCCTACCAGTCCATATTCAAGAGGCACTTGGCAGAGAGAGCATCCACGAGGGGCTACAGGGACAGGGACCTCTTCGACAAGGAGAAGACGACCACGTCGGTCAGTTCGGACATCTCTACCGACGTCACAGACTACATGAGCCCACTCGAGCCCGAGTTGTTCTTCAGCGGCGTGTCGGCGCCCGTGGCACCAAGCGACATCCATGGTGGCGCCTTCACGCTGATGTTCGAGACCAAGGTCAAGTGGGATGGGTATGGAGTCCTTGGCAGCAGGGGCCATGCAGGCATCATAAACAAGGCAGGAGGACACACCATCGTCCTCGAGGCAGCCAACAACTACACCCTACAGGCCCACTTCCCAGACCCGAAGGAGGTAGGAGCCTACCAGATAGTCATACAACCCAACGTGCTCAACACACAGTTGGTGGGATACCACTTCTACTCATCCGCGCAGAAACTAACGGGACAGCAGGTCAATACCGTAATCGGCACCGAATACGTGGCTGGGGTAGGAGCACTCGTACTCTACCTATCCGATGCAACCCAAGCAGACGTCAGGGGATGCGAGATATTCATCAACGAGGTGATACTGGACCATGACGCTGACTTCGGCAAGCATTTCACCAACATACCACCATTGTCGCTGTACAACGCTTTTGGCATAGAATTGACCGAGAGTCCATCATTCACACGCAGGGCTTTCCCATATACACCCATGATGAGCAAAGCCACACCCGGATATACATTGAACATACCTTGGTGGAGTATATTGCATAGTGTGGCACCTGATGATGGTAATTCAAGTGGTTTCAGACATATATCTCAATATACCCCATATAATTACTACGAGTTCTCAAGAAGTACACTAGGTAGTATAGGTAATCAATTGACAATTGCAGGATATCCATCGATATACCCTGACATATATTCGCATATATTACAAAATACATCTCTAAGTCCAACATGTACCGTGATAAGTACATCAGGTAGTAGTCCTAATATCACAATAACCGTTGATGATGCCTCACTGTTCCCAGAGACGCCATACTACAACCACAAACTGGAGTACACCGATTCCAATGGAAAGAGGCAGGTAGCCACCTATACAAGGCGCAGCGGGCTGCAGAGCGGTACTGTGAACGAACCCAAGACGTTCACCGGGGTAACTACCACTGGTACAATAGCAACAGGTATGGAATTGAGACTAACTACGGCATATGACAATCTACCTGCCAAGGATATATTCACAGATACGAATAGAAGTATAATTACAAAGATACTACCACAGTTGAAGAAAGGTACCAAGGATACTGTTGGATTACATGTACCAGATGCATTCCTATGCATGTGGCATCCAAATCTAGGTAGACCGTATACATTCTACTCTGATTCGAGCAGGACATGGGGTGGAACTACCACCGATAGGGCGGTTGACGCAGCCCAGTACAACATAATGCCCGACCACTTCCAGACCATCCACTACCACGATGTCGTCTATTCGATGAGCCACGGCCCATTCGACCTGCGAGTCAAGACCCCAGACGTCGACAAGGTCGGCTCTGTGGCGGCTGCTGACTCGGACCACAATCAGGCAGGTGTGAATCAGGCGAGCACCAACATCATGCTCAACAGGTTCTGGCCCTGTGGTACCAGAGGAGGACCCCAATCAAGCCGCCCTGATGCGTTTATGCAGGCCTCTGCCAGTTGGATTGTACCTAGGGCATATGCATCGGACGACCTGTATCGCTGGAAGGACAACAGCACCATAGACGACTCATACGCCAGAGAAGCGGGCATCGTCAAGGAGAAACTCGCCACAGCCAGTACCCACAGACTACCGTATGGTTACCGTATCGCTGTACGTCAAGCCTGCAATAGACCCCGTTGGGGGTTGATACCAACCCGCGCCATCCTCGAGGACGCGATGACCGGAATCTCAGCGACCACCGTTGGGTACAGGTCCGGGCCCCTAGTCCAGTTGGAGACGAGAGCGTGGACGTACGCAGGTGGGGACACCGACTCAAACTCCACCTTCCCCAACACCTACGTAGGCGTGATGGAGAGACTGACCAACTTCTCAGCCATGCTCGGTATGGACAAGTACGAGTTCCAAGTGAGGCACAGCGACGGTAGGAGGATGACTCGTCCATTCGGCTCACCAGTCAGGACGCTGAGGAACAGCAACAAGGTAGAGAGGGACTGGTGGGGTGATACCGAAGGGAAGGCCATTACAAGGCTCTCAGAGGCCGCGCAGTACTATCTGGTGGATTGGTGGGGCAACACCCGTGGAGAGGACGTAAGGCGTGCTCCAGTGCGTGGATTCGGCATTAGACCCGCATGGGACTGCGGAGACGCCTATGAGTACGACAGAACCAATGGCAGGACCCCCTTCCAGAGAGTCTACAACAACGGCAGCCCAATCTTCAACCTCAAGAACGTCGTGAACTCAAGCGGTCAGGTCAGCGTCACCAGCAACTTCACGATACCGAGGTTCGGCGGGCGCCTCAACTCGGATAACACCAATGTAGGCACCGTCCTCGTCGACGTCTTCGCCCCGACCAACGCTCTGAGGGTCGGCGACATGGGGAACGGCAGGGGAGTCAGGTACCCGACCATGTTCAACGAGGACGTGCTCACCGACCTTTCCACCCCCGTCCACACCACTGGTCTCGTTCTCAGCCACAATACAGCGGAGCCACTGTTCGGTGACGGCTTGATACGCCCCCGTAACGACGTACTGCAAGCCGATGAGGTCAAGCGTGGGATAAGCGCGAGGTTAGGTGTGGCCGAGGATGGGTTGCTCAAGCCCGAGGCCGTCGTGAGCGACAGGGTGGAGCAGGTAGTGGGAGACTCACCTCACAAGGACGTCATATCTAGGAACTCACCGAGGATAGGAGTTGACGCCGAGAATTTCGAGGAGTTGGAGAAGTCCCACATCATCATCAACACCGAGGCGCACAGCCTTCACACGGACCGCAACGTAGGACAGAGGACAGTGCTGCAGGGCGCCCACATGCCCGGAAACCAGAGCCTAGTCGACGCGAACTACAACTCGCTCCTCTTCAGCGACACGAACGGCACCACGAACTCCGTGCTCAAGTTCAGCCATACGTCGAACATGCGCCCTATGGGCGGGGACTACATACTCGAGGCCAGAGCGTTCGCAGGTCTCTTCGACGACACCGGATGGGGAGTGAACTCACTCACCGGGGCGAATAAGACCTCCAACCCGTATCAGGACGTATCGACGTATAGCAGCGATGGAGTGCGCAACAACGACACCGACTCCACCGTGAGGTTCCTACTGCGCCCCAACAGGGTCCTCGACCGATTCCACGTCGAGATGTACAGGCCAAAGACCACCGCCGTCAAGCAGTCGGATGGTGACTACTTCCAAGCCACGGCAGGTGGCAAGTACGGCATCTTCACCTACGAGGCGACTGGTAGGACGCCCTCCAACAACTTCCCTGACACACGCTCGACCCCGGACACCAAGGGACCATACGTACCCATAGTCTACATGAACACCAGCAGCGGCGGCTCCGCTGACCAGATACCGACCTCCCACGGTCCCAACTTGGGAGGGGTGGCAGTGACGAACTTCGATACCTCGTTGACGAGCACCGTATGCAGGCTCATCACCTCGGAGAACACGCTGCAGCACCACAGGAGCGACGCACCGAGAAGGAGGACAGCAGCCCAGACCGATGACCCGGTGAAGCGCAAGGACTTCTCCATCAAGCCAAGATACAGCCAGACGCTGCACCCCAAGGGCCACAAGGGTGATGTGACGTTCGGCACCTCCGACCACAGTGGTGATGCTGCATGACCTTGGTTGACGACGACGCTGGTCAGTTCAACGTCAGCCTAGATACTACCATGAACGAAGTAAGGAAGCCAGTGTTCGTGGACAATGCACTCCACCACGCCCTCCTGTCCTCCCAGACAAGCAGTAAGAACAAGGTTACCATAGAGAACCGCAACAACGCCACGTACACGGTAGCATCATCGAACAGGTACACCTTGGCAGAGGGCAACAGCACAGTCCAGATGACCCACACCAGCCGTCCCGGTCACAATTACGAAGGAGCCCCATTCTTCTCAGGCGAGAGGATATCGACCACCACCAAAACGTCGATGCTGCTCTATAACTCAAACCAGCCCAAGCAGCAGAGGCTCAAGGGCTCTTCCTTCGTCACCAGCGACAAGGGCATCACACTCAACCTACCCAACATGCAAGGCCTATCATTGAACGACATAGGCTATACCGGGGGTGATGTTCACTTAGGCCAGTCAATCGACGTCGGTCTCAGAACCACCGACCTAGCGATACAACTCGGTAGGAGACTGACTGGGACACTGACGTCGGTCAATCTGTCCCTACCGAGAAAGGTAACGTCCACGAATACCGATAGGAGGAAGCACAGTCTCAAGTTCTTCGCTCAGGACTTCAACCAGATACCGATTCTACAAGCCATGAAATTCATCTCAAGACAGGACGGCAGGGTAACCTACTTCGATAGGTTCGGCAACTTACTCTTCGTTCCCTTCAACCTGTCAGAGGCCGGTAGGGCGCTAGATGAGAACTTCAGGCTAGGCGGGCAGCACACCAACCCAGTCGACAACATGGAGAACAGGGTCACTGTACAAGGGTCGCCGTTGGCCCTCAACCTCAAGGCCGAGGTCACCGTGGACGACAGGGCGAGGCAGCAGGGCTCCTTCGACTTCGACATACAGCAGGCGAACCAACCGGTGTTCGATGTCAGTATCAAGACGGAGGCGGCGGCTAGGAGGCTTGCTAGGATGATACTCAGAGCCAACAACATATCCTCCGGTGCCATTACCACCGAGGGTCACCCCAACTCTTGGGACTTGAGACCCGGTGTGATGGTGGTCTTCAAAGGCAAGAGGCACGTCATCATGGAGGCCGTTCACAGATTCTCCGAGAAGGAGTCGGACTTCGTCTTCCTGTCACTAGACACGGGCATAGAGGGAGTGCTGCAGGGGATAGCGGATGGTGGCATCAGCGCCGCCTACACCCAAGCGTACGACGAATCGGAGCAGGTGACGAGAGAGGAGATAAGCCTCTTCGACGGCTTAGAAATAGTGATAACCCCGATAACAGTGACGAGAACAGTGTCGCCAAGCGGGTTCATCATCGGTAAGAACATGACGAGAAGCACGATTGGTCTAGGGAACGAGTCCATAGGAACCAAAAAGTCACACTCATTTGCCATGAGGAGTGATGACGTATGACGGCCAGTGACACGTTGAAGAGGCTCATGATAGACACCATAGCCAGCAACATCAACGAGGTCGTGCTCGGCTTCGACGGTACTCCATCCACCTCGAGCGACGGCTCTGCTGGGAGACCAGCCATCACCCTGACACCCACCGTGACGGTCATCGACGACGCCACTCTCCTCATCGAGGCAGATATTCCCACCAGCGAATCATTCGATGACTCCTTGAAGGAGATACACGTTCAACTACGTGACACCAATGGCAACTTCACTCCCATCACCCGCCACACCATACGACCTATCAGCAAGACCTCGACGAGCGAGGTCAAGATACAAATGCTAATCGAGGTGCGATGAAATGGCTAACTCACTGTCTGGACACACTGCTGGAACGAACGACTCACTGAAAGACGGAAGCCATATCCTGAGCCCCAGCCTGACCAATATCTACGAGGGTCTCAGGGGCAACGGCATCATGCTCCTGCAAGACGGGATAGCGGACAACAGCGACAGGAACACACCAGCCAATCTCCCCGGCGCCATGGTCGTCAAAGGCGGTACCTCCCACGTCTTGACAGTCACTGGTGGGCATGTTGTCATCGACAACGTCGTCTACTCGTTCGCCGGTGGGCCGGGAGGCACTCAGGATGTGACAATCAACAAGGCGTCGAGCAACGTGCACAAGAACGGCTCGTTCACAGCGCTGACCAGTGGGCAGGAGTGCCTGTTCGTCGTATACCTCTGCACCGACGGGGACGCACAGCACATCCACTTCGAGCAGGGGACAGCCGTGACGGCGTCCTCCGCCTACCCCACCACACCCTCCGGCTTCCTGTCTGACCCGGACTCATCGCTCACCGTCAAGCAGAGTATCGTGCTCGCCACGCTCAGGGCCACGTTCAACGGGTCTGCGTCTGGTACCAACACAGGGACAGACGGTCTTGATATTACCATCAGCCAAGTAAATGACAAGAGGCATTTCCTACGACCAAGCCCCCTCTACCTCGTGCCCATGACCGGTGACTCTAGCGCAAGCGTGGACTCAAACGTGGACCTTGACAACTTCCACAGCAGTTCCTCCATCGAGCAGGGAGACTTCTCCGGCTCCGACTTGGGAGCCCTCTGGATGAGCAGGGGCCCTGATGACACTGGGGATACGGAGACGAACGACGTGCTCTACTTCTCAGGCTATCAGGACGGTGCTAGGAGGACGTTCAGGCTCGGACCCGACAAGTTGGTCACCGTGGCTTCAGGTGGGGGTACCAAGACCTTCACCTTCGACGGTGGCACCGTCTTCAGGTTCAACACGAACACGGCGACCAATCTCAACCCATCTGGGACTTTCCCCTCCGGGCACATGGTCATCATCTCCAACGCAAATTCAACGGGACAGGCCAACCTCACCTTCGACACCACTGGACTCAACGACACTATCACACCCACCGAGTCGAGTATCTACGTCTACTCGGGAAGCAGTTGGGTCAGGGTCTTCGAGGGCTCGAGCGCTGGGTCTGGCTCCAATGGCGCATCGGGCAGGGTGCAACTTAGCGATGGCTCCGGCGCGTTCACCAGCGCAGCCAACCTGTCATTCAACACGAGCAGCAACGAACTCACCGTGGATGGCAAACTCACGGTCACGGGGCTCATCGACCCCACCGGCCTAGAACTCACACCTCAGTCGAGCAACCCCGTTACCGGTGCGACGGCTGGCAACACCCTGTGGCTCGACAGCGGGAACTCGAACGCGCTCATGCAGGGGTCGACGAAGGTCCTTGTCCAAGGGGATGCCGACAACAGCGACTTCTCGCTCGTCGGCCTCAATGACACACCCGCCAACTTCACATCGGCGGCTGGTAAGTTACTCAACGTCAATTCAGGGGCCAACGCCGTCGAGTTCTCCACACTCTCATCGCTCCTCAACACCGACATGGGAGGCAACTTCACCATAGGCAACCAGTCGAGTGACACGGCCACGTTCTCCGGCGACCTGACCGTATCGGGCAACCTCACTGTGAGCGGCACGACCACCACCATCAACACGGATACGTTGAACGTGGCAGACAACATAGTCGTCCTCAACAGCGATGCGACTGGTTCGGCAACCGCGAGTGCTGGAATCGAAATCGAGCGTGGCGACGATACGAACGTCTTCTTCCAGTGGAACGAGACCAACGACAGGTGGCAGTTCAACAACCCGCTGTACGTCAATACCACGCTGAACGTCATCGGGACGACAACCGTGGCAGGGCTCGTCGGCACTGGCGACCTCCAGATAGACACAGACACCCTCTTCGTCGACGTCAGCGCAGACAAGGTAGGCATCAACCAAGCCACCCCACTCGCACCACTCCACATAGGCAACACAGCCACGACCGTCGGGACTGGCTTCGGCAACGGACGGGAAACCACCCCGAGCAGCAGCACCGGCACCTCAATCAATATCACGCTCTTCAACAGAGACAATTTCAGGGCGGCTAAGTTGCTGGTGGAAGTAGAGAATCAGACCGATGACATCAACGAGACGGCGGAGATGGTCCTCACCCACAACGGCACGGACTCGTCATCAGCGACGGGAGCCGTTCTGACCACCTTCGGCGTGGTGCAGTCGGACGTGAACCAAACCGTCCAAGCATCGTATGATGCTGCTATAAGTGGTAGCAATGTTCAATTGGAAGTCACCCCTACGGCCAACAGTAAGGTAATCGTGGTCAAGGTGGCGTGGCAGGCTTTAACAAGGTGATAACATGGGTACAGAGCGCGATTTCAAGGTAAAGAAAGGACTGAAGGTAGAAGGCGGGGACATAACTGTCGCCTCCGGCAATAGCGTACTCGCGCCGACGTTCGACACGAACGTGACATCAGCGGGCGTCACGCTGTCAGGCACGACGCTGGCCGCTGACGGCACGGATGCCAACATCAACATCAACATCACGCCGAAGAACAACGGTAATGTGGTCATCGACGGCGCTGTGGAACTCGGTCACGCCAGTGACACGACGATAGCCAGAGCATCCAGCGGTGTCATCTCGGTGGAGGGCAGCAACGTCATAATGGCATCGAACGATGTGAGCGCTCTAACTGACTCGACATCAGCAGCGATAGGTATCGGTACGATAGAACTCGGTCACGCGAGCGACACCACAATTGCTCGTACAAGCGGAGGCGTGGTGACAATCGCAGGTGCTGAGATAAGGACGGGAACCGTTCCAGTGAACAAAGGAGGCACAGGCGCTACGAGCCTAACAAACGGTGGTGTTCTCCTTGGTAGCGGAACAGGTGCGATAACAGCAATGGGCGTTCTCGGTAACGGTCAGATGATTGTCGGTGACGGCACTACTGACCCGGTTGCAGAGAGCGGTGCTACTTTGAGAACATCTATTGGCGTTGGAACAGGAGACAGCCCAACATTCACCAACCTCACCCTTTCCGGTGACCTCACTCTAGACGACGGTGGTAGCCTCAAGGAAGCAGGTGGTACAGCCGCATTTACGTTCGACGGTAGTGGTCATATCACCAAGTTGGGACAATCATCCCCCAGCACTAACGATGTCCTGAAGTACGACGGTGCCAAGTGGGTAGCGGGAGCCGCCGCATCAGGCGCAGACGGGATGGGAACCGGTTTCACCGTATCAGCGACGACCGACAGCAACGCCACCACCATCACACAAGGCGATGACCTGTTCTTTGCCGCATCAGGTGGTCTAACTGCGGAGACAACAGCAGACGGCACTGTGACTCATAGTTTAGACATCAACGGTCTTTCTGCCGCTGCCATAGCAAGCGGTGATTTCCTTGCTTTCTCTGATGAAAATGCATCAGGAGACCCAACTAAGAAGGAATCAATCGACGATATTGCTACACTGTTCGCTGGCACGGGGCTGACTGCCTCAAGCGCAGTGATATCGGTGGATGCGGCACAGAGCCAAATCACATCGGTCGGCGCTCTCACGGGTCTCTCAACTGCGGCAGATGCCACTATCGACTTGAACGGTGGTGCGATTACCGTCGATGGAACTACCTTATCCATAGACTCGACCGACACGACCAATCTGACCATGACCGCTAACTCGAGCAGTGGTAAGACCCTAACCATAGACGCTGCAAACTCGGGCTCAGGGGCGGCGTCGATAGCGATTGGCACAACCTCTGGAACCAGCATAAGCATGGGTCACTCAACCTCCACAGTCACGGTCAACGACAACCTAGTGGTCACAGGCGACCTCACAATCAACGGTGCTACCACCACCATATCAACGACGAACTCGGTCGTCGAGGACTCCTTGATTGAACTCAACACTGGTGCTACCAGCAACTCAAACGACTTGGGATTCATATTCGAGCGTGGTAGTACTGGCAACAATGCCGCCATCATATGGGATGAGAGCGAAGACAAATTCACAATGGGAACCACGACTGGAATTGGTACGGACTCAACCGTCTCCGTGACTGCGGGCACTCTGGTTACCAACATCGAGGGAAACTTGACGGGAACCATACAAACTGCCTCCCAGACTAACATAACAGGCATAGGTACCATAACCACCGGAACTTGGAACGCCACTGACATAGCAATCGCACACGGTGGTACTGGTGCTAGCACTGATTCAGCCGCTAGGACCAACCTAGGGCTGGCGATAGGAAGCGACGTACAGGCACATGATGCCCAACTCGATGCCATCGCCGCTCTAGCGACGACTGATGGTGGAGTCATCATAGGCAACGGGTCCACCTTCGTGCTGGAGAGCGGAGTCACTCTGAGGAACTCACTTAATCTTGGTACCGGTGACTCACCCCGATTCACAGGCATAGAGTTGGGAGCACCAGCCGACACCACGATAACAAGGGTGAGCGCCGGGGACATCCAGATAGAAGACAACATCGTCTACCGCGCTGGTGGTACCAACGTGGCCATCGCCGATGGTGGTACGAATGCCGACAACGTATCTGACGCTAGGGACAACCTAGGTCTGACCATAGGAACGAACGTGCAGGCCTACGACGCTCAACTAGCCACGCTGGCTGGATACACCTCCACGCAGATAGGCTTCCTCAACGTCAGCACCGCTGGTACCGTAGAGGCCAGCAAGGCTGTGGTGGTCGATGCTGACAAGGATGCAGAAAGTTTCCGCAACCTCACGGCCACTGGGACGTTGAAGTCAGATGGGATGCAACTCACAGGTGGTGCGAACTCCGCTGCTGACTCAGGCACCGTCGTCGCAGAGTTCGACGTCTCCGAGGCACAGGTGGCCACGAACAGCGCGGCCACCATAGCCAGTTACGCGTTCGGCACCTACAGGACGGCCAAGTTCCTCGTTCAGATAGGCAGGGTGGATGCGAGCGAGCAGTTTGATTGTATGGAAATCCTCGTCACCTACGATGGTGGCTCAGCACCCAGCGGCGATAGTGACATCTTTATGACAACGTACGGGTACATCACCACGGGAGCGAGCGACCTTGGGACGTTCAACGCAGTGAAGGGTAGTAGTACCATCGACCTGCAGTTCACCCCCGCAACGTCAGGAGGAACATACGAATACAGAGTGATAAAATCACTCCTAATCAGATGATGGACAGTGAAATCATGGTGATACAATGGCAACGGACAAAGACTTCAGAGTAAAAGACGGATTAGTAGTAGAAGGGGACATAACCGCTGTCAACCTTGACATCAGTGGGAACGTGGATGTAGACGGCACATTAGAGGCCGATGCAATAACTCTCAACGGCACCTCATTGGCTACATCTGCAACAACAGACACCACCAACGCCTCCAACATAGGCTCAGGTACACTAGCAACGGGTAGGTTAGCGGCTGCTCTGACAGCACAAACCTCCATGTTGAACACGAGTCTAGTGGTTGGTAGAGACGCTGATAACCAAATTAAGTTCTCTACCGACAATCAAATGATATTCAGAGTTGGAGCAGGGGATGGTGTCACCTTCAAGGCATCAGGTGAGATTGAAGCAACCAGTCTCGACATTAGTGGAGACGTCGATGTAGACGGCACATTAGAGGCCGATGCGATAACTGTCAACGGTTCTGCTTTAGCATCCTCAGCCACTACAGACACCACTAACGCCTCCAACATAAGTTCAGGTACACTAGCATCAGGTAGATTACCCGACTTGGCTGTGTCTGACTTCGCTGCATCAGCGATAGTGTTGGAATCGGAGGGTATCGGCTCAAACGACAACGACACCACTCTACCTACTTCTGCTGCTGTCAAGGACTATGTGGATAACAATGCAGGTGGTTCTCCTGCTGGTTCAGACACTTTCATTCAATACAACAATGGTGGTTCTTTTGGTGCTACTACACTTGCATTTGACGATACAGCAGGTTCAGAGCAGATTCTACTTGATGACACAAGTGATGTTGCCTTGATGAAAGTAGTACAAAGAGGAACAGGTAGTTCATTTGAGGTACATGACCAAGCATCCGATTCTACTGTATTCCAAGTAAGTGCGTCAGGAGCCACAAGTATTGGTTTAGGTGCTGGTTCAGGCACAGGTTCCGACATACTGTTTGTACAGGGAAGGTCATCGGGTCAGATATGGACAGCATCAACATCCGGTAGTGCATCTGCTCCTGTCTTTACTCGTAGAACTGATTTGAATACTGGTATGTATTTCATCGGTGCTGATAATATTGGCCTTACAACAGGCGGTACTCTAAGAGTTGATATCAGCGATAGCGGGTTAAAACTAGGCAGTTCAGGTTCTAGAGTCACAACAATCCTAAACGAAGATGATATGTCCACTGACTCTGATACCGCTTTAGCAACGCAGCAGTCAATAAAGGCATATGTCGATAACAATGCGGGTGGTGCGTCATTAGCGAATGATGCGAATAACAGAGTCGTCACAGCAACAGGCTCAGGCGGGATAAACGGTGAGGCCAACCTCACGTTCGATGGAAGCACCTTGGCATTAGCAGGTAAGCAGACTATCACTGTGAACGACGATGTATCTGAGGCATTCAAGGTCACTATAACAGATACTGACAGCACTGCTGACTCCACGCCATTCGTCGTTGATGGTGATGGTAGAGTTGGAATAGGCACTGCATCCCCTGTCAGTGGTTGCGCATTAACCCTCAACGGAGATGGAACATCATACGAGGGTATAGCCTTCCAAGTCGCTGGCTCCACCAAGTTCAAGATGACATCTGATGGTTCTTCCTTCTATCATGACAGTCACATAAACACAGGTAAAACAACCTTTAGAGTAAGGGATTCAGGTGGCAATCTAAGACCTACATTGGGTATATCGGGTTCTAATTATAGCGTGGCGATAGGATACAATGGAACAAGCGGGTCTAGCCTCACACCTAACAACACACTACAAGTCAACGTAGGAACGGAGAATGGAGTTCAAGACAAAGACGATGGTATTCTTCTTCTCAACAGCGACCTCTCAATCGCAGCGAATGATATGATTGGTGGTGTAGGTTTCGCCACTAGAGATGGAAACATACCAAGCAGTGTCACAGAAGCAGCATGTGCGATTGTCGCTAGAGCGAGGGAAGACCACACTACTACCGAGAAGGGCGGATACTTGGAGTTCTTATATTCACCAGCGGGCAAGGATGATGATACAGTCAGCAGTATCGGCATGACACTCATTGAAGGTAAGTTAGCCGTCAACAACGGTGGGCTACACCCATTGACCACGATGACGCTATATCATAGTGGCTCGGACTTCAATGACGGTCTTACTATCATAAGAAATGACACAAGTGTCTCTGATGGCGATTTGCTTGGAGCGATTGGCTTTGACGCCAAGGATGGCAATGCTCCCTCAAGAGCGACAGAGGCATCTGCTGGTATTGCTGCTTTTGCTGCTGAAAACCACAGCACAGGTGATAAGGGCGGGGATTTGACATTCTTTACTTCACCCATCGACCAAGATGATGATACTGCTTCTGTTGAGAGAATGAGAATAACATCTGAGGGTCAGGTCATTATCGGTGATACACCGAACTTTACTTCACAACATGATGGCCTACAGAAATTTAATATTCAAGGAACAGATGCAGGAATGCTCATAGAGAAGCACGATGATTCTGCAAGCGGTGGACCTACTATCGCACTTTACAGGTACTCTGCATCAGAAGCCGATGGTGACTTGATTGGGCAGGTGTCTTTCAGAGGTGAAGGCTCAACTGGAAACCCATCGACATACATGATGATGAGAGCCGAGATACTAGATGTCACTGAGGGGTCAAAGGATGGTCAAATTATCTTTAGAGGTCTACAAGGAAACAGTCAGACTGATTTCATGACCGTTGGAGCCAACGGTGTTAGAAACATGATAGGCAGCGTCGTAGCCGTATCATCGAATACCACGTTGACTGATGACGAAAGTGGCTCCTATGTCTATTGGACAGGAGGAACATTGACATTACCAGCAACCGCCATAAAGGGACAGCAGTTCGTCGTCATCAACAACACCAATGGTTCAGCAACTCCGTCTTTGGGAACATCCAACGCAATAGCAACGAATTGGACCACTCATGCTGCTATGGCTGATGAGACTTCTAGGACATACATCGCAGTTGCTGCTAACACATGGATATACATCGGGTGATTGAATGGGTTTCATACTTGGTGTCGTTGGAACTACACAGCAACTTGAGACTGCCAATGCCAGTGGCGGAGGCGGTGGCGGTGGAGGTGGCGGTGGCGGTAGTGCGCCATCTCTTCAAGGTACATCACCGAATCCAACAGGCGTTGGTATAGCCGCTGCATCTAGCGGAAATCCGTCTGCTAATTTCAAAATGAATGCACAGGAGATAAGCAACGCACAAAACGCCTCCAACCCGGATGGTGCAGACCAGTTCGATGTATCGCATAGTGATTTCACCGACGGACAGGCAGACATAACAATAGACATATCGAATTCCGCAAGCGACTTGAACGCTGCTTACTCAGGGCACTCATTTAAAGCGTCGATAGCGTTTCTAGGATACATAGTAGAAAGCAGTGCGACAAGTTTCCAATGGAGTTTGAGCGTGTCATCGAGTCTCAGTGCTGGTAGTGCTTCTATATCATTTCCAATTGGGAGTTCGTCAGCATCAACAGACCAAGACGCGTTAACTTATGGTACTGGTCTTGGTGATACACAAGGCATAGGTGCGTTTGGTGATATTAATTGGGGTGGTGGGAGAGGTGGCCTCATCTTCCCATCAGACGGAGACACAGTGACATTCACCATCGGAGCAGATGCCACGAACAGCAACGGAACGACAAGTGCATCAGACCTAGTGGTAAAATACACATTTGAGGACTGAGGTGATAGAATGACGAGAATAGAAGTGAGCATACCTGAAGGAACGCAAGGTGACTACACCATAGCGCACCATGATACTCAGACACAAGAGAGGATGTGGCAGCAGTATCTTGAGATGAAGTCAGAGCCGTATGACAATCACACTGTTCTCATCAAGGATGCGTGTCCCATGCCCATCATGCAGGACTCACAAGCAGAGTACATGGAGCATCAGTGGCTTTGGGATAATGCCACTGGTGATGTACTCATTGGTGGTCTAGGGTTAGGCATGGTGCATCAGGCTCTGATAGACAACCCGAATGTGACATCCGTGACAGTGGTTGAACTTGAGCAGGATGTAGTTGATTTGGTCTGGGACCATTGTGCCAAGGATGATACATTCACACTGGTAGTGGCTGACTTTGAGACTTGGACACCACCAGCAGGTAGTTCATTCGATACAGTGTGGGGCGATACTAAACTGTGGGACAATCCATTGAAGGATAATGAGTATCAGACTATGATAATCAACAACTACTCCCAATTCACCAACAACATCGGTTTTTGGGGAAGTCTATGATACCTAAGTAATCCTACTAGATACATGCATCTGCACTGTTATACATATGAATACTATATTCGTGTATACAATAAGGAGACTCTTCAGTTCAACGCCCTCTTGCACGATGAACATGGTCATCAGCGCGGTATATGCGATTAGAACCGCCGCTATGAGGAAACTACTCACTGCGTAATTCGTTGTGTGGAATCTCATCAATGCAGCCTCAGAAGCGTCATCAACGTCGTCATGAAGCGATTTCTCGATGGTTGCTCTATGTGTATATCTTCCATAGTATCACTAGCCCATTCATTGAACCATTGGCAGTTGCGCTCCATGGTGTAGTTTCTGCACCGGCTTGTAAATTAACATTGTGTATAGAAGGGAGGAAAACGGAGTGTGGCGAAAGAGATTCCACGTCGTGTGTAGGATGCATGAATAGAAGCAATCCCCGTTTTTACTACACAAACCCCCCTGTTGACACCATAACTATTTTGCACGTAGCCAATGATGCCTCAAGTCTGACTTCTGAACGCCGAGTCCTTCCATATGTGACCGCACTCCTTGCACTCCCACAGGTACACTCGTCGCTTTGAACCATTCTGATAACGACCAGACAGACGGTGCGGTATGTGCTTGTGACCGCAGCCACGGCACGACACGCGCAACTTGTCCATCAGCCGTCCCATTACTCGACAGGCCTCCTGCTCACGATGTCATCTATGCGAAGTATCGCTGTGGTGACCTCGGTGGCACTGAGGACAGCCTGCCTGATGAGCATGCTGGGCTCGAAGACCTCCTCATCCTTCATGTCGATGATACCACCGTCATTCACGTCGGGGCCGTAGTTCAGTGAATCGTTCTGCACCTTGTTCCTCATGGCGAGTACGATGTCGAGCGGGTCGAATCCAGCGTTCTCTGCCACTGTAGCAGGTATAATCTCCAGAGCATCGGCGAAAGCCTCGATTGCCATCTGAGCCCTGCCTCCTATGGTGGCAGCGTGATTCCTCAAGTGAGCGGCCATGGCAACATAACTGGAGCCCCCGCCGCACACGACGCGGTTCGTGTCCTTGACTATCGATACCACACCCAATGCGTCATCGAAGCCTCTCTCCACCTCGTCCAGTGTGGATTGAGTGGCACCTCGTAGAACGAGTGTCGACTGTTCGCTCTCAATACTACCAGCCACGAATAGATATTCGACGTCGTTGTGCCTCTGCTTGAGCAACTTGACGTGTGCTGATGATTCAGCGTCGTCCACAGTCTGTGATATAGGTATACCAAGAGCGGATGAAAGAGCACGCATGGCGCTCTCAGGCAGTCTCCTGACCACACCGATGCCGTTCTTCTTCAGGAATGCGCAGACGTTGTCATGAACACCGTCCCTGACGAACACTACACCACGCCCACCCATTGCCGAGACTATCTTCTTGGCTTTGGTGAGCAGGTCGTCCTTGCCCGCTTGCTTGAACTTGCTATATGAAGCAGCATCTATCTGCACCTGCACATTGTCCTCTGACTTCTCCATCTCCAATCCTGTGTTGATTAGTAGGGCACTGGTATCTTCATCATGGTCGTACTCCAGAACGAAGTCTTTGCTCATGATTACACCATTGAACAGATACGAGTCCTCGAGGCTGCCACCCGGCAGGCTGACGACCCTCACCTTGTCAGCATCACCAGCGCGTATGACCGCGTCAACGCACAGTTGACTGACTATGTCAGTAGCGGTCTCGAGCGTCTTGCCTGTTATAGCCGTCTTAGCAACGCTCTTGAGAGTCTCCTCAGCAGCATCGAAGGCAATCTTCTCCTCAAGATAGGTAGTAGCCATCTGAGCGGCTTCATGGTACCCCTTGCATACGACGTTGGGATGTAGCCCTTTCTGGAATAGATTCTCGCTGTTAGCCAGCAGTTGACCAGCAAGTACTACTGTGCTGGTAGTACCATCGTAGCACAGGGCCTCCTGAGTCTTGGCTATCTCCACCATCATCTTGGCACCCGGATGAGCGACATCCAGTTCCCTCAGTATGGTGGCACCGTCGTTGGTGACTATGACATTACCCGCTCCGTCAACCATCATCTTGTCCATACCCATCGGACCGAGGGTGGACTTGCACGTCTCGACTATCGTCTTAGCAGCCCTGATGTTGAGTTTCTGCGCTGTTGAGCGCTGCTCCTTGCTCTCGCTCATTGTTCATCCCTTACCTTGTAAGCGCCATCCTTGTACTCCTGCCAGAGTTTGGATATCTCTGCGACGGGAGTGCCCTTGTGGTGCGAACGGAAGGCGCTCCATGATAGACCCTCGAGGTACTTGACGTTCCTCTCCTTCTGAACCTCCATCAAGGCCTTCTTCTCCTCCTCCGCTTTCTCAAGCAGGATGTCAATATCACTGCTTTTGTCTTTCTTTCTTCCGAATATTCTTCTCAACCATTTCAATATCATTCTTCTTCATCTCCCTTATCATCCAAGTATGGCCAGTTTATCTGTGCGGCGACCTTTGAAGCCACCATCTGTATATCGACCATGGAGTGTCCTTTCGTTATCATGTTGAGGAGAAGGTGCAAAGCGCCCTTCAGTTTCCTCTCTTCCTGCTCATTCATCTCTTTCACCATTCAATTTCAATCTCCACCGTGTCTCCGGTTTCAAGTGAACGTGATTTGACAATGCCATACTCCTGCATGTACGCGTATAGGTCGTATGTGAGTTTGGCATCCTTGAGACAGTAGTCAGCCACCTCGTTGTACTTTCCCTCCTTCCAAGCGGATGGGGCCTCCACACTCTTCATGCTCTTGTCCATATCGAGCGTCTGTCGACACAGCATGGATAGGTCCGTGGCAACCTTACCGTGAAGCATAGAGGCCTTGTGCACGATGTTCTTGGTGTCTATTATTGACTCCTTCTTAGCCATCGCATCACCTGCAGCCCAGCAGTCTAACGAGTCTCTTATGACCGGTAGGTCAAAATTGAGAATATTATGGCCTAGTAGTTTTCCTCCCTTTTCGATATGTCCTGCTATGTGGTCCCCTACATCTCTAGGATGGAGGTCCAGACTATTCACACCGTCCAGTTCTATCTCCTGCTTGGAGAAAACAGTACCCTCGGTACCATCCCATGTCGCTATCACACTCGGTTGGAACAGTGTTCTGTTGTTCCACCCACCTATGTCATAGGAGTAATTCTCAGTCTCTATATCGAGTGATAGTATGTCAGTCATGGTATCACCTAACACTCCGTCAATCAAAGTCTTACTCTTTCTGTTCCTTGAGTCTCAGGTATACTACCTTCTTTTCCTTGGTCACCACGAACATGTCCTTAGCGTACTTTGAGAAGTGATTCCAAGCAGTACCACGAGTGACATTGGCCTGCTTCTCATATACCCTGAGCATGGCCTCTTTCCTTCTCCAGCCCTGCCCCCTGCTATCCTCGAAATCAACAGCATCGGTATTCTGGTAGGAAAGCGTGAACTTGTTCCTGTACTCGCTGACCTCGGTCTTCTTGAAACCGACTTCAACTTCGTCTTCCAACCACAGTATGAGATTCTTGGTGAGGTCGTACAGTATGTCCTTCGCCATGTCGACGTGGTCTCCTGTCACCTCCCATACACCTTCAATCATAGCCATATGAGTAGCGAATATCACGGTGTAGTTCTCAACCGCTGGCATGAACGATGCTACAACCTCGCTGATACCGGGTGCCAAACCGTTCAGCAGTGTGTAGTAATCCTCTATGGCATCGTAACATGCGTTGTAGAAAGTGTCATCCGCTGAGAACATCTCATGCATGTGAGCCTGAATCAACTCCTCCTGCTGTGCTCTAGGCATTGACTCCCACTCCGTGAATGGTATCTCTGATAGATTGAGCAGTCTGTCGCGGAGCCTCTTGGTGAGGTTGTTGAAGTAGTCTGTGATTTGACTGTAGTTCACGCTGACCTTCGGCATCTTCTTGTAAGCCGAGTTCATTCTAAGCATACTGACATTCATTCTCTTCTCAGTGTTCCATTCTGCCCAATACAGAAGCACCCTCTGGAAGATACCCTTCGTAAGCACATAGTCCTTGACGCCCTTCGGGGGGAACGTGGTTATCCACATCGACACCAGAGACTCAGTCTCAATCCTACCAGCCTTGGTGTGCTTGACGAGCGTGTTGTTATTGCTGCCCACCGGGTTGCATGCTGATTGCAGGTACAGGACTGTCTCCTGACTATGCTTGTTAGGGCTGAGAATAATACTTCCCTCATCAAAGTTCAATGCCTTACGTCCGTTCAGCAGTCCCTCCTTCAATGTCTGAATCTTCTCTCCATGCTCGTCCTCGCTCTCCTCCCATCCACCGATGAGAGCAGCGTCTGTGCCGGTGGTGTACATGTCAGTAGGTATGGATGAGTCACGTGCGACATCACCGACGAACTCCCATGCCACTGATTTGCCGGTCCTCGATGGTTGAATCCAGAATACGTGCACACGTGGGTCGAGGTGACTCGGTCCCCATGGAATCCTCACGAAGGGTACCGCTGCTTGCCCCTGCAGGAAGAAGAACGACAGCATCCCCGGTATGTCGTTGTCTATCGATGTCTCTCTGAAATGCTCAAGGTAGCCTTGGAAGATGGGGAACTTCTTCACTGCCTCATACTCTGTGTAATCTCTCATAATTTTGACCTCATGAGAGACCCCATATATATCTTATGTCCGATTACTCGTATATACATTTGATTATCTTCTGACTTTCCTCTCGACATGCATGGGTTCCTCGCTGGTCAGAGCCTCTATCACACGCCCTCTCAAGACTGGGCCGAGACCCTTGACCTGCTTGAGGGCGTCAGGGTAGCACATCTCCTCTATGCTGCCGCACTTCTCCAGAAGTTTGTCGACCATGTCCTTGCCCAGTCCGGGTATGGTGAGAAGCATATCAGCGCGTATGTCGTTGCTGGCAACACGCCGCACCGTCCTTGCACCGTGACTCGATGCCGGTTTGTGCAACTTGTCATGTAGTTTGATGATGAAAAGAGCAGCCTCGCTGGTGTTGGGTGTGTAGAAGACCTGACACTCGAAGTCAGCCATGATTCTGGCGAGGGTGCCTGTCAACTCGTTCTGAACACGAGAGTACGTTATCCTCCGTCCATTATTCTTTGCCATGGCGACGTACTTGTCAATGGTACCATGCACGACGAGGAAGAACCTAGGATAGTTTACGTCCATGTTCTCCAGTTGACGCCATAGGTGACCGTTATGGCTGGATTGGAAGAAGTCAGTCAGGCTCTTGGCCTCGACACACGCTTCTCCGAGAACGTAGTCCCCGACAACCAGAGACTGCCTGTTGACTATCAGACCAGCCTTCTCAGCCTTTCTCAACACTGAGTCGCAGAGCATGCCTCGCTCATTGGAATCGATGATTAGGTTGGGCTTAGGCACTTTTCTTACCTCCGTGAAAGTGACAGTAATCAGGGTGCTTCCTATATTTTCTCATGGCACATCTCTTACCCTTCTTATTGACGTGCTTGCACCTGCTGCCGTTCTTCGGTCTCACCATGCACTTGTTGCAGATGCCCGAGTAGGATGACCTGCTCTTCACGTTGTTCGATGACCTCGGTCCACCGCACTCAGGGCATCTCTGACTGAAGTTGTGCTTCATCACATCATCCCCTCCGCAGTACCATCGTAGAACTTGCACCTTCCGCTACACAGACCATCTGATATGATTGTCCTGCACATTCCTGCATTGTAACCGCTGTTACCGCTGCCCCCGTATACTATGCTCTCGACTTGTCCTCTCGTGTAAGACTCGTCGAAGTCGACCCATCCCTGCTCTGATATGACCTGCGTTATGAAATCGACATGCTTCTCCTTCTCCTCATCCTTGACGCTGTCTGGTGGGAAGAACCATCTCAGTCTGCTCGCCATGTAGGATGCGAAGTGCAACCTAGCCCTGTGTGTGGGGTTACCCTCACCCATCGCTGATTGCGCTAGACAGGGTAGAATGGTCAGACCATCGATGGATATGTCCGGTAAATCGACTATCTCTTTTCTTCTGGCTGTGAATATCTGCTTCCTCTCTGGCAGTACTATGCTCAGAGGTTTATTTCCATGTTGGATGTATCCACCGATTGAATCCTGTGCGTTGTCTATCAGTTCATCATGAGACATGTTCATCAGGGCATCACTGTCTATCGGTATGCTCCAACAGCCTCTCTTGCTGTTGTATGAATTGGGTATGCGTATCATACCCGCTGTGTCGAATGCCACAGTGGGGTCGTTGCTGTACAGATTGAGTTCCTTATGCCACTTGGAGAGCACCATCCTCCCAGCGTCCTTCACACGAGTGACGTCGAATCCGTTGCTGGGGGTGAATACCGTGTCAAGAGGAATCCACACGTGAAAGCCTCCCCCGCTGAACCAGATGAAGTGCATCGTATCCTCTTCAATGAGATACTTGTGCAGGCGTTTTACTTGCTCATGCATCTCATCGAAGGGGATGTCCTTACCTCTGTCACGAAAGTTCTTACAATCGAAGTCGCATACGAAGTGTCTGATTATCGGAGTGTTGTAATCCACACGATGGTTACGAGGAGGGGTGAGGGCACGGTAGCCGTACGCTGTGAAGTAGACATTGCCACTTCCATTCTTACCCCTCCAGTAGCGCTCGAGGCTATCCCAGTCCTTGACCAGCCTTCTGTATCCCTTCTGGCCGTCAGAACCTATCTCGAGCACTTCCCTTGGGAAGTCCAAGGTGATGAAACTCATCTTATCACATCAACGTAGATTCTCTACTTCGTTCTCGATAGATGTCAACAGGGTCTTTGTCAATTCACCAGATAACTCTGGGGTTAGAAATTGCTTGTTGATGGTGACATCGAAGTGATGCACACCATCGACCTTGTCAATCCCTATCTCACCATAGTCATGCAGGGTATGTTGATACGTCTTGTATATTCTTAACTTGCTCCTACCAAGAGCACCAATCTGCACCCTACAGGATACACTTGGAGCGAGATATCTCAGCACCTCGTCAAATATGGCAATCATCGTTCGTTCTTTCTTTGTTATATCAGTCATCTTTTTCCAACTCCTCTTGTGTCCACGCAGGGCATAGTTCCATGAAATCGCACCATACGCATTTGTAATCGTTGCGTTCAGCGGGGAAATTCTTGTCAAGATGCGCTTTAACCAGCCTCTTGAGTCTCTTCTCGACAGTGTTAGTGGCATACTTGGCCTTCCTGTCACTTGTTGATTCATAATCCCAGTGAGGTCCATCACCGTTGTTTATACCTCCACCGGGGAACTCCCATCCCCAATGTGTTATGGGTAGGAATTCGATGTGTGAACTGTTATCGAGCATCATCCTGTAGAACTGCATCTCTGCTCTCATGCTGGAAGCCTTGCTGTTCTTCCACTTACCGGTCTTCAACTCCATGAGAATGTAGCCATTCTGGCTCTCGAATATACGGTCGATGAAGCCACGCATGTGAATGGGTATCCTCTTTCCCTCGACCTCCACCGTTCTCGTAGCATGGACCTCGGCCTCATTGCCGACGGGGAACCAGTCGATGCCCTTGGTTGCGACCAACCTGTCGAACTGCCAATCCACCCATTGTGATATCTGCTCAACCTCACCATAGAGGTAGGGTTCCGGCGGCTCGGGTATGATAGCGTGTAGTTTCTCTCTGGCTAGGTGGACGTTGCCGTTCTCTATCTCCTCGAGGATTTCATCTATGTGGGAGGGTGCTTCCAACCAGAAGTACTCTGTCATGTCATGCACGTTGTTTCCACGGACATGATGGTCCTTCTCCTCGCCCCTCAGTTTCATTATATTCTGAAAGTAATACTGCTTGGGACAGAAGTCGAACGTGCCGAGGCTGCTCTTGGTGATACGTAGTATTGAGTCCTCCATCTCAGGGGCCCACCCGTAGGTGCTCTTGGAGTAGGACTCCAGCATATCCTCGAACGGGTACTCGCTCTCATTGTCACGATGGACCTTGTCAGAGCCAACAGGGTTCCATCTCATTCAGAGTCCACATCCTCGATAAGCCTCTGCAGATACACCACTGCGTCCATCAGTTCCTCTTGGAGATAAATCAACCAAGTCTTGAAATCGAAATCAGTGCGTTCCATAGTCACACCGTACTTCTCCAATCCAATCTGCGCTCTTTCCTGTATCTTCTTACACACTTCATCTTCTATTCTTGACATTACCAATACACCTCCGGTACAGGGGCGCCAGATGCGTTGTCTAAATCCCACCCCATAGTATCGAATATATTCTTCAACTTAGCACGAATCATCTTCTCGACGATTACATCGTAATCCAGCACGAAATCATCCATCTCTGATGAGTCCCTGAATGCAACCACGTTCGCGTCGAACGTCTTGTCACGCACACGCACCGTATTGCTCATGCCCTCTGGAACTCCCTTGACGAATACCCACTGCGCACCATCTCCGGGCCTGAATGGCTCCTCTGGCTGCATGTTGTCATTGTAGTACTTCGCTGCCCTGACGGGTAATGGGACGTTAGACTCATACTTGGAGAACTTCCTCTTCACCCTACCGTAGGGACTCAACTCCTCAACTGGTATCTCCCCTTTCTTGACTGCTATCGATATCGGTCTTATCGCATCGTTGACCTCTTGCTCATCAGCACCGTTGCCCACCAGTTGCATGGCTGTCTCCTGCACTCTCTTGCTGATTGGTGCTGAGTTGGAGGCCTTCACCTCGAAGCCTGATATCTTCATGCTTCCCTTGTCGGACTCAGGCCATACCTTGATTCCGAAGTATCTGTTCTTGGTGCTCGCTGTCATCCAGTAGTCGAAGTAAGCCTCCAACTCCACATCCATGTAAGGCATGTCCAAGTCCTCTTGAGCCTTCTTCGTGAGATGGCCCGCTAGATTCTCAGCCTCGTCGAATGGGACTTGAATGAATGCTGAATCTGTGTGGCCATACAGGCCTCGGTATCCCATCTTCTCACTCTCTGCAAGTAGGAACTTGATACTCTCACGACCCATGTAAGTGATAGTGCGACCTATGTCCAAGTCGGACCACATACCTCCTATCTTGTTCATGGATACCATGCCGTAAAGAGCGTTGACAGCAACCTTGGTCGCAGTCTGCAACATGTCGTAGCCACGTCGCTCGTCATAGTCCTCCGCTGCTTTCATCTTGGCCTTGTACTCCTTGCGCAGCGCGAGCATCTCCTCGACCACGCTAGGCAGCAGACCCTTGGTGGACTGGTCCCAGTGGGTACCATTACCGGGTGACTTGATATTATCACCAGCGTTTTTCCTTTGTGTCTCCCAAGAAAGATTCAGTGAGCGTATTATATTCGGATAGAGAGATGCGTAATCCACCAGCGCAACTCCCTCATGACGACCCGGAACCGGGTCTGGAATGTAAGCGGCCTGCAGGTCCTCACGGCTCTGCGCTCGTGATGACGGGGCCTTGTGATGTGTCCTCCTAGCGATGAGACCACGGAAGTAACGCGTGACCCTGAACGTGCTTCCGAAGTTGACGCCGCATAGTTTCATCATTGCCACATGGAACTCAGTCGCATGCAGTTTCTGGTCTATATCTCTCAGTAAAGTAGTATCGACCAGACAGTAATCAACGAACTCGTCGAAGTAGTCGTACCACCCGTTGTGGACGGTCATGCCCTCCACGCGGTTGGTTAGTTTCTCGCCCAGTTCCAGTTTCTGAGCGACCCAGTCCAGTTTCCTGCTGGACATCTGTCCCCTGCCAGACTTCTGCCATATCGACTCGAAACCGCTACCAGTCATACCGCGAGCGGCGCTGTCGTACACGATGCGACCCTTGATTGGCTGCGCTGTGTCATCGTAGCCGTCGTTGCCTCTGGGTTTGATAATCTGGTTGATTGGGCTGAGACGCGCTGGATTCTCCAGCCTGCGCATGAGATGGGGTATGTCAGCCCAGTTACCCGCATGAGCCACGAGAACGTCGGGGTTGCGGTCCTCTAGGTAGTTCAGGAACGCGTCATGCATGGAGTGTTCATCAGCACACAGGTGCAGCATGTACCCACCCTCGCGCTCCACCCACACGTCCTTGGGCGTCTTGTCTTCCTTCCATGCGAACACATGGGGATGCTCATCTTGATTGTCGACTACTGCCATCACAGTAGTAAAGTCCTCCCTCGGGTCCCACTCCAAGTCGAAGTACCATATCCTCGGATGGAACTCAGGTATCCCTTCAGGGTAGTTCTCAATAATATAACAGTCATTGAAGTTCAGGTCAGCCTCGTAGGTGCTGTTCAACTCATCCTTGATATCCCATAGATTACCGGGCTTGGGAGTCGATAGTTTCATCAGGGAAGTACCGTCTATACCTTCTGCTCTCTCATTCGGGTGGAACACAGTGCCGGGGTACCTTCGCATTATTCGCTGTATAGAACGCTCATTCAGATTCCTAGGAACCCAGCAGAAGGGTGTCATGTAACCCTCGTCTTCAGGTCCGATGACTCTCTCGTGCAGGATGCCGTCGGCTCCACGCGTGCGTATGTAGATGAGGGGGTCATCCTCCATCGCATTGCTCGGATAGAACCAATCGACAATCACCGCAATCACTCCTTCTGGTCTACTATAATCAGGAGGTCATGTCCCTGTTCTATGATGAGCACAGTACCCTCACCGAAGTGAATGGTCGCTGTGTCGTCGTCTAGTATGTTCACGCACTGCATGAACCAAGAGCCGAACGAACTGCCTATCGTGGCGTTCGGGCCCTGTGCGTTCTGCACCTCCGTGGTGAAGAAGAGCCTCGGTGTGTGCTTCTTACCAGCCTGCACCGAGAACTCCGCCTCCTCCGCGTTCACCAAGACCCTGAACACAGGGGCTCCTATGACCCCCTTCATGCCACCTATGGCCTTGAGTTCCTTGGCGTCTATGTCACCATGTACTTCCAACAGTGTTTCTCTTGATGTGCCTGTCATCCATGAGGTCCACATCGACTCGCTTGACTTGGATACTATCTTACGCACCAGAGGGGTCTTGGCGTGACTGACTATGCTGTCAGGTGTCGGGAGTTGTAGTTTCATACTTCCAGCATTGATGTACAGCAGTTTACCGCTCCCCGTTTGCTTCAGGGTGATTGCAGTGGTCTTCGCTCTCTTGCAGAATATGTTCAACTTAGACACATCACCGATGTCGATGTCGCCCTCCTTGGTTATCGAATCCTCATCAACGATGAGAGTCCGGCGTAGGTAGTGAGTCGAGAAGCCCACCTCTCCGGTGATGCGAGTGCCTGCGACACTGAGTCTCAGGTCATCCACCTCACCGAACCCGGCTATGAAGCCGAGCAGGCTCTTCCTGTCAAGCGTTACCTCAGTCATCTCAAAGACTTCCGTCAGAGAGTTCAGGCAGGCCAATCCATCGAGCAGGCTTCCCTGCCTCTGTCACCAGAATGGTACGGCGCTGCCCCTGAAGTTCAGCATTGGTCTTGCTCTTGTCGAATGTCACTGTGAACTCGCTTCGTATGACGTCCGTTCTCTCTTCATTATACACGTCTTTTCTCTCGCATATTAGAATCTGATAGACGTAGTTGTTCGTAGCCTTCTCACAGTCGGGTCTCCACTTCGCAGTATCCTCATTCTTACCGAACGAGTAGTTGGTCATGCGCAGATGGGTCTCCCAGAACACACTCACACCAGCCTTGACCAGTCCTCTTGACAAGGCAGTTAACTGATGGAATCGAGTCTTGCGGATGGCCCAGTCCCATTGATGGCCCACCTTCACGTTCCAGTCAGCGGATTCGATACCGTCCTTGGCGAGATTCAAATCGACGATGCGCATATTGTTGATGCATACGCTGTCCCACAGGTCTATGCCGGTGACATGGACTCCCCACAGCCTCTCACCGGTATAACCGGGAGTGTTCTGTTTCCTAGCGATGTCCACAGCGAACTGCATTATCTTCATCACGCGGTCGTGGGTGCCCGGATAGTCGTAGGCCGTCCTGTCTCCCTGCTGCATGACCCAAGGGTCCCAGCATCGGATGCTGTCGTTGTCCCTGTGGAAGGCGGAAGCCGTGCCGGCCCCACCACCATCGAAATCCAGAATCCACAGTTGACCGTCGTGCTTGCTCTTGCTGAAGGCGTCGAGCACGATGGCAGACTTGCCGGTGTTCTCGTGCCCTGCTATGAGGGCGAACACCGTGCTCTTGGGCTGCTGCTGATGCAGTATGCTCAGTTCAGCACGTAGGTCCGCGAACGGGTCGATTGCCTTCTTGGCCTTTGCAGGAGTATTAACAGGTGGGAGTTCCTCCTCCCTGTCCTCTTGCATCTGCTTCGCTGCTCCGAAACCAGCCATCACTCCTGTCCTCCGGCTGCTTTGTTCAGTGCCTCTATGTCACGTAGCAAGTTCTGAGAGGCCACCATCACAGCATTCGCATGCTGCTCCAGCAGTCTCTGAGTCAATTGCATCTTGGCCAACTGCTGCTCGAGAGCAGGGATGGAAGCCAACTGTTTCCTCAGCGTTTCATTTTCTTTCTTCATATCCTTCATAGTTTCCTTCATTGTTTTCTTTGCCACAATAATCACCTCACTCAAACTGCTCCCTTGCGGTGTTGCCGCCGCCCACTCTGGGTCTAACCCTGCGTGGGTCGGCATAAACGCCGAACACGTTCAACTTGGGTAGTTTCTCACCGTCGATGACAGACATACCCACACGTCCGACCACTAGCACAGTGGACTTCTCAGCCCACTCGATGTGACCGTCGTCCTTCCTCGAAACGAAGGGGTCAGTTGAGTCATAACATGCACCGCTAACCCAGCATGTCACCTCAGAGCCACGGCTTTGACCGTGCATGCTCTGCAGCCCTATGCTGGTTAGGTTGAGGGAGAAGTTTCTTCCTGTCTGGTCGTACTCGCTGTCCCTCGGTTCCGTGGATAGCCTGTTGACCGTTCCCTTCGTAATCACGATTGGGCCGGACTTTCCAGTCTCACCATTAATCTCGAAAGTTCTGCTGCGAGCCTCATACACCTCCGCTAGGTCCTCCAAGGGGACGAAGTGTTCGTGGATAACAGGATGTGTCATGAACTTGGATGGATGTAGAAGGCCTCTATCAGACTCACTGACGAAGTCATTCGTGTACTTGATTGAGTCCTCGAACCCCATGGACACACCGAGGACGTCCTTGTAAGCCTCCGGGGCGTTCTCATTGGGTGGTCTGACGTATATCCTGCATGGTTCTCCCACTTTCACGGATATATCCACAGCACCACCGACGCAATCCACTCTCCACATCTGGACGTTGCTCTCGAACTTGCTTTCCTCATTGCCTAGGAAGAAGTAGTGCCTACCCATCATGCTCGATGGCATTGGCCTTCCGGTCGTCGAGCCTAGGAGGCATATGTAATCACCATCTGCCATGAATCCCATGGATGGTACCTCGTTGACTGGCTCCAATGTGTCGATGACTCCGTTGGTTGTCTCTATGACCCACTGGTCTCCCTTCTTCTGATAGACTCCGACCTTGCCGCTGCCGATTGCCTGATTGGGGTCCATCGTGTATTCTCTCTTGGCTCTGGCTACCATGTTGGCACGCCTGTCTCTCTTGTTGGCGTCCACACCGATGAAGCATCCGACGAAGCAAGTCGTGTTGGCTCCACCGGATACGGTGCTCCTGCGTAGTTGTACGAAGCACTGCTCCGCCCAATCAATGAGAAGGTCCTCATCCTCGTCTTCCCAGTTCTCACAGCCGTAATCGTCTCTGATGCTGTCGAGGAAGTGCTTGGTGACCTCCTCCACTGAATCCCCTGTGCGTTCTGCGTGCTTCTCTATTCGCACACGTAGCCCATCGGGCATCGCATTGCTCGGCTTCGCCATCTTAGCGAAGCCCGCTGGGGCGTTCTCTTTCTGTTTTATCTCATTTATTTCATCAGTCAATTATTCAACTCCTTTTTCAATTTCGCAATAAAGCAATCCACGTAGGAATAACTGTTGTCAGGCCATTCGTGAATGCGACTCATCATGTCTGAATAGACTGCGAGTATGTCCCACAGCCTGTTGGTGTCCTCCCCTATCTCGAAGAAGGATGATATGTTCTGATAGAAGGACTGCATGACCATCATTCTGGTGCTGCCCCTGTCGAGGGCATTGTGCAGGCTGACCCTCATCTCCAGCCAATTGTCAACGAGAGCGGATGCTGCTGCGTCGGAGACCACATCCATCTCCTTGCACTTCTCCTTCAGCGCATCCTCATCATGCTTGAGCGACTGGAGAGTGTTCACACACGCTCTCAGGTCACCGTTGTGAATGTATACAAGACGTGGGAACAACGGCTTCCACGCCTCTATGATATTGAAATCGAGATTGACTGCGACACACACGTTGGTAAGATGCATAGCACCCTCCTCCGGTGTGAGTGGCTTGAACTCGTACACAGCGCATCTGCTCTTGATTGCAGGACGTATCTTGTCCGCTTGATTCGCTGTCAGTATGAATAGGCAGTTGTCCGAGTGATTCTCGATGACCTGCCTCATCGCGTCCTGCGCTGCTGGTGTGAGACCATCGGCCTCATCCAGAAGAGCGACTCTCCTGTCAGCACCGAGAGGTCTGGTGCCAGCGAAGGTCTTCAGTTCCCCTCGTATGGAGTCGATGCCCCTCTCATCACTGGCATTGGTCTCCAAGTAATTCACAGGGTCGTAGAACTCACCTAATACCGCACGTGCTATCACTCTGGCTGATGTGGTCTTCCCGACTCCGGGTGGACCAACGAGAAGCAGGGATGATGGCCATTCGTCATTGGACTGCCAAGACTCGGCGTCGGAGATGAAGTTCTTCTGTCCTACTATATGCTTGAGGCTTACGGGCCTCGCCCTCTCATTCCACTGCATCACTCATCCCTCTTTACTTCTTTAAATATGAATTCAAATTTCTCAGCCCATTCGACGAAGTCATCGAAGTCCTTCGGCATGGGATTATCCATGCACCATAGGAATAGGTCGAGATTACTTTCATCACGCAAGTGTTCTCTGACTCCTGATTTCTTGAACAGTATATCGAACTTCATAATATCCTCCTCATCATAGTACATCTCCAGAAGGGGTATGCCCATCGTGTCGAGTTCATCCTCTATCAGTTCCAGAAGGTCGTGCCTGTCATGCTTGAACAGAGTCTTCCACCATGCGTACTTCCTGAACCTGAAGCCTATGTCGTTGTTGTCAGACCTAGTGACATTCACGTGGAACCTGATGTCAGACACGATGAAGCCCAGTGCGTACGACCAGTCGTCCATCTCAATCCTCTCCGTACATCAGGTCCACGAGTTGCACAACGTCCGACAGACCTAGGTCGTCGTGAACTGCAATCGGCAGGGGAGTGACAATCTCAAGTGGGTCTCTGTTGACTTCAGGCACCACCACCTCCAGCACTATGCACTCATTGTCTATCTTCTGCCAGTCCTTGCGTGGGCTGAGCGGTGTCCTTCTCTTTATGCTGAATGTCAGTTCGCTGGCCAAGTCTCCTTTCACCATGAAAGTACCCACCACCACATAGTCCTCTATACCATCCACTATGTTGACACGCACCATCAGGCCGTCATCCGTCTGCTTGAATGAATGAACTCGGAAGTACTTTCGAGCAAGAGAACGCATGAGCGTGAAGCCTCCATCCTCGGACGGCTCGTAAGGCGCTGGATTAGGAAATCGAATGACGTCGTCGTCAATCATGTAGGATAGTGAACTCCACTGCTCGACCTGTGTTGGGAAGTGGATGGTGACAGGCTCATCGGTGAGCATGCCTTGGAATCGATTCAGCCTCTCGTCGAGAGTCAGCATGGGGTAGCGGGGGAATATAGCATCATACACGTTGATGTGATTGTCGTCAGGTATGGCCTCGAGTATTACTGGCCCACGAATATCCCAATCGAGAATGGGGGCCTTCCCCCTAGGTACCAGCCTTCCGCTCCTGTCACGCCACACCAAGCGAGAACCGTCTATCTCATTCAGCACGTGCAGCATCTTGGTACTGCCCTTGTGTATGATTCTCTGATACATGTTGTCGTTGAACTCCTCCATCCTGCTGGGCCCGTCCGTTGACAGATAGGGCAGGAAGTGCCTCGGCATGAGAGCGAGGCTCGGCTCCTCGTACCATCGAGCACCGGCATCGAGAGACTCGGGGTCGTCGAACAGGACTCGTATGAGTTCGTCGCTGCTCTTCATCGACATGTGCCGCTTGAGAATATCGGGTTGGACTTTATTTCTGGCAAGTGCCCTGATGAAAGATACTTCTGTCATGATAGTATCTGAGAGAATGAAGCGCCAGAATAATCTGGCCTCAATCTCATCCATCATGTGAGCGACATCTAGAATCTTGACAGCGCCCTCAGCCACGCTCTCAGCGTATTGTACAGCCTGAGAGACCGACCAATTCCTTGAAGCGGATTTGTTGCTCTCATTAGCAAGCGCCATCCAGAGATTGTCCTCGCCAAGTACATCCATGACGACATCGACATACACACCCACCTCCTTTGCGAACATCGATGCGAGTTCGCTCCTGCTCAGTAGTTTTCTCCTAGGGAAGAATAGAGCATGCAGATTGACCGCGTCCTCCACTTCTTCTATCTTGGAAATAAGATTGACTTTGCGTCTGCCCAGTCTCATTGACTCATGAATCCTCGACGCTTGAGTGAACCTCACCCAAGCACCTCCTCTATCACGAAGGAGTATGCATCGCTCCACTCTCTCGGTCTGGGTTGTGTGCTAATCTCAAGCACCTGCTTGGAGGCCTCCACCATCCTCTTGACTGTCACCTTGTGACCATGTCTGTTAGACACGATGTACAGGCAATCCACCAAGAGACCATGCGGTGTTCTCCTGTTGTCCCACAGCGGATGCTTAAGCATGGCTTCATGCAGCCTCTTCGCCTGCTTGGCCACGTGAAGAGGGAGTGAGAGCGCCATGGACAAGTGAATGGTGTAGTCCTTCGACTGACCATGCACAGTGTGTCTCAACGCTGTGGTTGTCTTTCTATCATGGCTGCTCGGCATTCCCACTCACTCTCTCTTTCGCTTCCAACTCATCCTGAACCTCATCAAGGAACTCACGAAGTCTGGGCATGAGTTCCCTCAACTGCTCGACAGTGAGCCTGAGCCCATGACGCGTGTGCTGGTTCTTGCCCTCCTTCATGTTCATGATGCGGAAGTCGACCCATATCTTGTCGTAGTAGTCGACTCTCCTGATGGCGACATCCCCCTTGCCGTCCATCCACTTTCCTTCCATGCTGGAAGTTCTCCATATCGGTTCCTCTCCCATTCTATCAGCCTCCAATCATACAATCATAACACATGAGATGCGCAGGGTCCCATACCAGATTCCTCTGCTTCTTGCATTTGATGCAGTACTTCCCTGAGTGTTTATTCACCGGGACTGGCATTTCCAAAACACTCCTTACACATCAGAGTGCCGTTGTGGTAATTCCACATGACTCGCCTGACACCGCATCTCCTGCAGTGCTCAATGACTCTCGCCTTCACTCCTCCTCATCTCCTATTATCCTACAGTACGTGCCCCACATCCAAGGTGGTACCTTCGCTCCCGTGTTGGGGGAGCAGGAACCCACAAGTACTCCTAACTCGTTAGTATCTGCTGTCTCTATCATCTGCCTTCTGGTCATGGCCTGAAGTTTGGTGCCGTCCGAATCGACGAACTGCATGAACAGGTCATCACCCGCAAGCAGGTGGTAGTCATCTGGGTCCATGTTTATCTCACCGTCGCACTCAGGGCACTGCATCTTGTAGGCCCATACCTCGATTGTGTCTGTGTCACCCGACTCCATGAGAACCTCCTGCTCGCTGACGAAGTAGGCCACCGCCTCATCCAACGCCATCTCGCATATCCTCTTGCCGCAATCGTGGGTCCAAGTCTGCGCTATCTCCATCTTGTGCTGCTGCTCCATGATGTATGCCTGCTCCGGGTTGGTGGGTGGCTCGTAGTCCACCTCCTCGCCCTCGGCGATGTTGATGCCCACGGACATCATCAGAGTGGCGAACCTAGCATGGTTCTCCATCACATCTGGATGGTTCATCCTCTTCACGAGTTTCCACGTGTTGTCATCCAACTTCTGATATGTCAGACCTGCACCATCCGGTGACCATATACCACCGATGCCTATCGACCCGAAGTGTTCTCTCGCCCAATTCTTCATCTCTTCATTTACTTCAAACGTCATATTAATTCGTCCTCCCAACTTGGGATTTGCGCCTCTGCTCTCTCTCTTCTAAGTATAACGATGGTATTGCAGTCCCAACACGGCATCATGAGGAAATCCTCGAATACCGCGATGAAGCCATCGTCGTGATTTTCACAGCCGCATTTCTGACAATACGTGTAAGTCGGTTTGATTGGCATCGTGTACAGCATCTGCACCGGCTCGTCCTCGAACACGGCGTGGAAGTCGGCCTCGGCGAGGGAGCGGACATGCCCATCCTCGACTATCATGCCTCCGGGCAGGAAGTTCGAGACGGTGACCATCCCTCTGTCATAGTCACTCCTATCACTCATCGAAGTACACCTCCTTCAACTCGGACTTGTATGTTGCATACCCCTCAGCATGGCAGTCAACACATACTATCCTCAGTATAATATCGCCCTCCGAGGAATGGTAGTCCTCGACGGCGTTACTGCTGTCGACCCTCCACTCCTCATGCTCGCAGGGAGGATGCCTCCCATCGATGTATGCATGGTCGGCTGCTGTCATCCCGTCAGGGTAGTTGCTGGTCATGCTATCACCTCTGCTCCTCGCCACCAGTCTGGTGGGCTTGTGTGTCTGTAATACACACCGCCTTTGCTGTGTACTTTGGAGTGGTAGTACGCTCGGTACGCCGTGACCGCATCCTCGTGCTTGTACTCGTCAGGCATGGCCTGAGCGAATGGTGTCATTCTTCCGGGTTTGATGAACACATCCATCATATCCATTTTCATAATCGCCTCTTGACAAGCATGGGTTTTCCCGAATCGAATGTTGTATTCTATACACAGTGCGATAGCATGGTTGGCAAGCCACTGATAGTTGTCCATAGAATCACCCGCCCAGATTGTACATGGGTGATGTTTGTACCCACCCCTGTACGGCTTGCCGCTTGTCTTGGCGATGGGCATCTGCTCATCAGTGGCACCCCATCTGCGTAGGGCCGATGCCATCATCTGTGCGCTTTCGACTACCATCTTCGGCACCCTGACGCAGTCCATCGCTGCTGCTGCTTTTTCCGGGTTGTTGTCCAGTACGAATATGTTCATTGATAATCACTCCTTGTCAGGTAGTCGCGTAGATAGAGGGTGTCCTTGACATACGCAATGACCGGTTCCATGACCGGCTGCTGTTGTGCCACCGATTTCCGGCTCTCCTCAATACTTTGCATATACATCGCATGCCTCCTCTCGTAATCATCCCAAGCGTCTCCGTATTCCTCCTTGTAATACTCGTCCCACCCCTTGAGCGTTGGGTCCATCTCCTTGCACTTGGGGCAAGCCTTGACCTCATGCAGATACCGTTCAGATGCCATGTATCTCTCAGGCAATGATTTCGTCTGCGCACCGCATAGGTATCTCCGACTATTCACCTCCCCCTCAGTCTCAATCCAAACGTGTTTGAACGCAGTCATTCCTCTCTCTCCTTGTAGTCGGAATGCTCCTTGGGCAACTTGTGCATGCGTCTGCTCATCATGTTGTCAATCAGGACGGCGACGTTCTTGGCGGCCTTGTCGAACCTGTCGCTGCTCACCTTGTCGTCGCACATGACGTCCTTGAGACCGCTCAGTTCGATGGTGTCCTGAATGAGATTCATTATCTCATACTCGCCATGCGTGATGCTGACTATCCTGTCGCTCATTCAATCACTTTCCTAAGCCTACCAAGCAGGACCTCTAACTTCTCGATGGTGTCCTCTATGACGAGCCTCTGCTCTCCGCACTTGGCCTCTATCTCCTTGTGTCTCTGAGCGAACATCTTGGTCACGCTCTCGAAATCATTCACTGGGTTGAATTGCTTTTTCACGTTCAGGTATTCCCTTTTCAATTTCGTATTGTTCTGCGTCTGCTGTCTTGGTAATCGCTTACGCCTCTCTTGTAGCGTTCCTATCTCATCTTGATGGAGGCCTAACTTTCTCATCTTGTGCAGCCTTTGGTCTATGGTGCCAACTGACCTCTTCATAGAACGTGCTATGTCCGCTCTCTTCACTCCGTCAGCGAATAGCCTCACGAGTTTCTCTTCATCTTTCTCTGTCCATTTCTTCCTCATTTTCTTCTTGCTCATGTCTCTCCCTCTTTGCTTCTTTAAATATGAATTACAGTATGAATACATCCTCCCCCGAATGAGGAGGTTCCATGCCGTCCAGTTCAGATGGGTCTATCCCCATCTGCTGCGCCATGAATTCTATCTGCTTCTCGTGATTGTATATCGGCACGTCCGATGTCTCAGCCAACTTGATGGCCTCATCCATCTCTATCAGTCCCTCGTTCGCCATCTGCATGATGACCATGACTCCCTCCGTCGAGAGACCCTCGCCGTTCGCCGTGTCTGCTGTGCCTCTCACCGATACCTTGGGATTCATCCTGTCCGTGTTGACAGATATGTCCAACCCGGATAGTTTGCTGGGATGTATTCCTGTCTCAGAATAGATGTCCTGTATCAGCATCTGCCACCCAATCCCGTCGAGCGATGGGTACTGGCCTAGCGTCACGTGAAGGTGAAGCCATGCGGCGTGCTGCGCCATCGAGTCCTGAGTTAGGGACTGCAACGTGTCCAGCGTGTCCATGCGAGACAGGATGTAGTTCCACGTCCTCTCAGGTATGGGCATGCCGTGTATCTGCTTGGCGACTGACTCCAAGTGCTCCAGCACATACTCTATCGTGCTGTTCATTCAGTCCACCTTCCTATACCATTTACCTTCCTCTATCTTAACATAGGGAGAATTTCCGCATTCAGGACATTGGTAATTTGGTTGAACTGCTGCTGTAAATTTAGCCTTACAAACTCGGCCATTCGTCAATAGGTGTTTGCATGTGTGTGTGTGTTTCCCTTTCATTCAAATCAACTCCTAACCTTATCTCTCTCACTTCTCCCTCTTTGCTTCTTTAAATATGAATTCATTCCTCTTCCTCCTTTGGGTACCCATCATCTCGTATCTCATCGATAACCTCCTGTTGCTCTCTGATGGCTTGTAGCACATGCTTAGAAACAATAGGGTCTATTACTTTCGTCCATCCATAGATGAGCATACGCAAGTCCTGCATCCCCTGAAGTCTGCCTTCCTCCCATGCCAGTATCTCGTGTGTCTCTGTCAGGCTTTCCCAGTAACTCATTCCGATTCCTCCTCATTACTCTCAGGTAGTAGTACTGGTGCTTGGTCGGTACCAAATTGATACGACCACTCCACGCCGCAGTCCTTGCACCTGAGATTCAACTCATGCACGTGGGTGAAGGTGCCGTCTCTCCCGGCCCACTCCCAGTCGTGCCAGTCTCGAGATGCACACTCCTCCATCGTCTTCAGTTGGTTGTACTCCTGCTCGAGAGTAGTTGCCTCGCTCGTCAGTTCGTACATCTTCATCTCCAGTTTCGCTATCTTCTCCTTCACGTCGTATGTCATGCTATCACCTTTCCCTTGTGCTCTCTGCCCTCGGAGTATATCTTGTGGCACATGCTCCTCAAGCCCGCTGCCACTGCGAAGACGGCTGGCCAGTCATCAAAGCCGGGGACGTCGTCCCTGCAACCAGTCTGGGGGTCATTGATTGAACCCCACATCTCCACAGTGATGTCATCCTGCTCCCAGTCGCCCTCTCTCTTCAACTCCAACTCCTCGTCAATCCACTCCAACTCTGATTCCAACTCGTCGACTTTGGTGGAGAACCAGTCCTCGGCGTCCTCTGCGCTCTCTATCTCATCGTCATCGAACTCGTGGATGAGACGCCCATGCTCGTCCTTGGGCCATGTCGACTTGTCGTCGGCATCGAAGTCCTCCTTCAGCGTCAGCATGTGGTCATGCTCGAGGCGCTTCTGCTCGAAATCACTCTCAAGTTCCTTCACCTTCTTCTCATCGACCTCTCGCCACTCGACGGTGAAGCGCACCGAGGCGGGGAGCCTGTCGTCGTCCCCGTACCATACCCCGCCTGACAGATTGAAACCATCGGCCTCGTGCGACCAATCGAAATCACCACTGTCAGGTGAGCCCATATTGACATTCATTGATTTCCAACCATCATATGGCACAGTGAAGGTATGCTTCCACTGCCCATCCACCTTGTACGTCCTCAGTTCATCGCTCCAGTCTGGTCTATCGTATCTCTCTTCGCTCATTCTTCTTCATCTCCCATAACTTCACAAAAGTTGTTGAACCAATCAGTTCTATCTACATAATTACAAGTCTTCCACACATCAACCGCTTGCTCTATCCATCCACGCAACCGCTTGACTTCTGCGAGCAGGAGTGGTGCGTCTGCGATGAGTCGTGCATCTGCCTCATTCATCTCCCCGTTGACATGAGGATGTTCCATGTAGCATACCGTATGGTTCACTTCACCATCCCCGTCTATGGTTTCTCCTCGCCAAGTCCACGGTACTCTTGTATGTCCCTCGTATGCGTCTGTGTCAATCATTCTTTCATCTCTCCTGTATATTCATCAGTGTTGTATTCCTGCTCCCACACCGGGTCGCTTATGCCATGCTCACGCAGGCGCTGCAACCTCATGCCGGACTGCTCTTGGAGGATGTCGACGAAGCCTTGCAGCCTCCCGACCTCCTTCTTCAGTTTGGCGAACGCTATGTGTATGCCACCCATTCACTGCCCACCTACCACGAGCATGGCCTTGTTCCATGCGACCTGCTTCTTCTTGGCGAGGGCGCCGAACAGAGCCGACTCCTGCCTCTTCTGACTGACCTTGCCGTCAGCCAGTCGTGTGAAGTCGTGGTCGATTGCCTCGGTGATTGTGTTGTAGGCCTGCCACACTGTGCCGGTCATCATGCCGACGTTGTTGGTGTCCTCGTACAGTCGCTCCTGAACGCTCTCCAGCAGGTTGCGGCCACGTGTCTTGAGGTTGCCCTCCTCGTCCTTCTCGATGCCTAGGACGTCGATGAAGTATGTCTCCATCTCGCCCATGGTCATCTGCGTGTTGAGCATGCCGTCCGCCATCTCGCCCCATCGTAGGAAGTCGGTGTTGACCATGCCGAGAGCGTCTCTCGCTAGGTCGACCCTGTCCATCATGGTCCGTGTGTGACGGATGTTGTATCCCTGCCCGCGCCCTTGGTTGAGGGCCCAAGTGAGTGTGTTCTGACACACCACCCTGATTGGCGTCTGTAGTATCTTGACAGCGCCGCTGCCGTCGTGCGTGTTGCTGATGAGGATGAACTGATTCACCTCGTCGCTGCCGCCGATGACGACGCTCTGTGGCATACGTGCCAGCAGCCACACCTTCTCGCCGTTGCCGAGCGCACCGCACACCTCTATCTTCGCCTCCTGCGTCTGCATCAGGTCATCCATGAATGCGAATGCATCCTCGTTCTGAAGTGCTGTCCACACTCGTCCCACGCTCTTGCCGCCACGGCTGAGCGGGACGAGTTTGTCATCCTCGTCTCTCCTGAACACACCGAAGGTATCGGGGACACGCACTGGGTTGCCGTCTTCCTCGACTGCCCACAGTGGTAGTTTCTCCACCTTCCAATCCAGATGCGCCATTTCTAGCGCCTCTGCCGAGGTCATCAGGCCCTTCGCCTGTTGACCCAAGTTGTGCCACGGTGTGTTACCGGTCCACGCTGTCATCATCTGTCCGTTCGTTGTCTGTGCTATTCCATGCATCTTTCTCATCTCTCCTTTCTTACTTCTTTAAATATGAATTACTTCTGTCACTGTTTTACTCTTCCTCAGTACCGTCTAAGGATGTAGCCCCTGCAGGTGTGACCATCATGCACTGGTGTGCGAAATCAATCAGGGTCTTGGACTGCGGGCTGTTCAGGTCGAGACCGAGCGCCATGCCATCCTGATGATTGAAGTTGTCACCGCGTATCAGCATCCACATACGATTCTCCTGAGTCTCGTCTTCGTGCACTGTCGCGCTGATGTAGTACACGCTGTTGCCTGAAGCCGCGCTCTTGTTCGTAGGCTCCTGCTTCCCCAGCCACTCGGTCACATCCACCGGTGCCCTCATCTCGATGGAGAGACCGTAGTCCCTGTTCACACTGACGGGGCCTATGCCCTGTATGTGCATTCGTCCTGCTTGCATTCCTTTTGTTCTCACTTGTATTCCACTCATTCAATCAACTCCTCGTACTTGCTCACGTCAACCATCAGGTCACCGCAGTCGCACAGGACCTCCACGTCCTGAACGTCGTGCAGTCCTATGTTGTCGCAGTTGAGACACTCATAGACGTAGTTGCCCTTGCCTGCCAGTTTCTCCTGCTTCTTGGTGTTCGTGAATGTGAAATTGCTGGGATATGCGCTCGCTCCGCCGAAGATGTTCACCTTCTTCCTAGGTGGGAATAAGTCCTCACCCAGTGGTATCTGACATACCTCGGCGATGTAATGCTGCTGTGATGCGGCCTCGACCTCGTGCTCGCACATCCTCGACCTGATGAATCGAATCAACTCGGCAGAGTCGCTCCACGTGTGCTCCTCCTTCGGTATGAGGAGGTGGGCGAGTATCGCCAGTTGCACACCGGTCCTGCCATGTCCACCGACGCACTGGCATGACACTGTCTTGATGTCCTGTGTCCTGATGTCGTGAGCCAAGTCCAACCAGAACTCCCGCTTGAGAGTACGTGGTATGGAGTAGTCGGGCCAGTCAATCGGTATGATGACCGGTGGCTTGGGGGCGTACTTGGAGATGGCCCATCCGTCGGGGAACGAGACCACTGTCCTGTTGACGACGTTGTCCGGGCCCAGTGCCAAGTCAGGCAGTGGGTCCATGCGGTACCAGCATCCGTCCCTGCTGGAGCCACCGCCATAGACGTCGACCCCGCCGGTGGAGAACACCAGTATGTTGCCGGTGTGGCAGTTGCCCTTGCTGTAGTATCCCCAACTCATGTCGTTATTCTCCTGCTTCTTTCCCGTGTGTATATCGTACTTCTTCTTCCTGTTCTTCTTTCCCATTCTCATTCCTCCTTCACCAATTCGGCTCCACCCATTCCTCATCGTCAGGGTCGTCCTTCGGTATTTGCTCCGCAGCCCTCTTGACGTAATCGTCTATCAACCACTTCAGCGCTCCCATCTTACTGGATAAGTCACCATGCTCATGATGCGTGAACTGGCTGGATGACTCTATCACCGTCTCGTACAACGCATCGTAGTCCTGCATGATACCCTCCCACGCGGACAGGGATACAACAGATGGGTTGAATGATGTGATGTAGGATGCTAGTGCATCCATGTCAGTCAACACTGCCTCGTACAGTGAAGTCTCGTTGATTGTCTTCTCCTCATGGAAGTATCCTCCCTCATCGAAGTCCGGCAGTATGAACACGGCCATGGGCTCGTCCTGCTCGGGCTTGCCCTGCTCGGGCTGGCCCTGCTCTAGCCATTCATGGTGCTTAGAGACCGTGTAATTGGGATTCGGATTACTCTTCCAATTCTCATGCTTGAGACAGGTGTGACAGCCGTCCTTGCCGCAGGGCACGAAGTTGTTGTTCTTGGGATTGGTGAGGTCATGGTAGGTATTGGGTGAGTGTGATACGGTGTACGTCATCTTGCTGAGAGCATCCTTCAGGAACTCAGGCTGCTCGCTGCTGTGAATCGGCATCTTCCTCTGATGGTTCGGGGTGTTCTTCTTCAGCCACTTGCCGAGTGCGGTCCAGTTGAGGTGGGTCTCGCTGCCACGAGTGACCTTGGTGTCACGCTCCTGCATGACGTGGTTGGCTATTCGGAAAGTCTTGGTGACGTACTCCATGTCTGTTTCCTTGAAGCCGGAGGTACCGGAGTCGAAGGCGGTCTTCGAGATGAACTTGTTGAACAGGTGGCCTGTGTTGTGCTGATGGTTCTCCAGTTTGTTGATTGCACCGAGCATCGGTCCCAACTCACCATCATCCATGAACTTCTGCAACGCAATCGCCGCCTGAGAGCCCAACTTCGCTGCCTCTGCCCAAGCGGGCCCGCCGTACGAGTTCTCCCAGTTCGTCCTGAACCTCTTGTACATGTAGTCGAGAAGGCTGGCTGCACCAGTGTAGGACTCGAAGTCTATCTTGGATACACAGGCGTAGTAGTGCTTCCTGATATCCATCACCGGGTTATCACCGTATTCGAGTAAATTGGGATTGACCTCCAGCATCAGGCTCTCGCCGAAGGCTGCGTGGAGGAACACCGGTATGTCGGGGGTGTAGTTCTTCTTCCTCCCTCGGGCATGTCTCATCTCACCTGCGCATATGGCGAACGTCGACTTGACAATCCAGCCTGCGAACACGCCGGCCAGATAGGCGACGGTGCTGGGATTGGACATGGGCATCGCAACCCACTGGTGGAAGAACGTGGCGAGCCAGCCATACTGCTTCTCCCAGTGCAGGTTGGAGTACCTCACACCGGCGATGAACTCACTGGTGTACTCCGCCGGGTCGTATGGCTTGGCAACGAAGTCATGGTCAGGGTCGTTGATGACCCATCCTGCTGCCGGCTCGACCCAAGACTCTCCGACACCGACATCGCCGATGATGTATGGGATTCCATGTTGGCGGCAGTGGGCGCAGATATGGGAGAGAAGCGAGCCACCGGGCTCGCTGACGACGAAGCCTTTCGGGACCTTGTCCTTGGTAATCTTCTCCTCCAGCCAAGCGACCTCCTCTAGGCCGGTCGCCTCGAACACCTGCGTGACCTCGACCCTGCCCTCGGTGATGAAGCCGTTGACGGTGACTCCCTCCGGTGGGGGAGCCAGCACCACATGACCGGTGGCGCCTCGCACCTGTGTGAGTGAGACACGGTCATGCGCATCCTCAGATTCAACGGCTCGCCTCTCAGGAGAGGTGTATGGATTGTACATGACGAACTCGACCTCATGCTCATCGGGGTCGCTGCCCATCGTGCGGAGATTACGGGTCAGTCTTCCTCCATCCCGTATGGGGAACGTCAGATTGGTGCCGTGTCCTGCGGTGATGCCGTCGTGACCCTCTCCCACAACCACGTACTTGCCCGGTGCCATGACCGCGCTGTGCTGAGCCTCGATGCAGTCCTGAAGAATGAGACATCCCTCGGGGTCATGCTCCATCATGCTGTTCCTGAGTCTCGCCCAGTGCATGAGGAAGTCATCACGATGTATCCTCGTAGACTCAAGCACACCATGCCTCGGTGTGAGAGGACAGGTGCGAAGGAAGCCCCATTCATTGTCGGTCTCCTTGAACCACTGGCGTATGTACTTGGGTCCGTCTTCAAGCAGCAGGACGATGGTGTACTTGGGTATGTCGTAGTTCCTGCTGTAATGACTATTGTAGTTCAACAGGGCCGCAGCCTTCTGGCTTCTCACCCTGTCCATACGCTCTTCGTTGTGTCTTATGTGTTGACTACTCATTGTTCTCATCTCTCCTTCCTTGCTTCTTTAAATATGAATTGCTATTTCCCTGCTCTCACTGCTGTATCTCTCGGCGACTATGACTTCTTTCCTCACTCTTCTTTCATGCTGAGAATACTTGCGTCTATCTCGCCGGCATCCACCATGTCCTGCAATAGCGCACGTGTGATTC